TAAATATTTTTTAGAATTGGTCGGCGGGTCTTTTCCCCGCATATCTATTACCCGCAGGAAGGACCCGGGCCACGAGGCGGCTATACTGCACTAAGCGGCCCAGCACCTGGCCATTGCCCGGCCTAGCCGCGCGCGAATACTTATCGTGACGTGATTTTATTGTTGACGCGGCGCTTGCGGCGCCTATGTTTCGGTTGTCGGCGCCGCCCTGGACGTCTCGCATTTGGTCGAGGCGCATCATGGAAGGCACGAGGCCCAGGCTTCACCAGCTCGCACAACGCGGGTTTCAGCGTGAGAAGTCAGGGCGGCGCCAACAACCAAGGCCACGCATTCGGCGCGGCTCAACATGGAACGGACCGATGATCGCCACGATTTCCGCCCCGCTGGGCGCCACGTCCCCTCAAGCCGCTCTGGCGCTCTATGACCTGGCGCGCACGTCTGGCGCGGCCTCCGCCTATGAGGCCGCCGCGCACGCTCTGGCGCGGGCCCTGCAGCGGCAAATGACCATTGCCGCGACGCTGCGCCCCGCCGTCGCCCTTTCGGCCGCCCTGGGCGCGCCCAGCGAAGCGCCAGTGACGGCGCCCGTGATCAGCACGCCTAAGCGCCGCTCCGCCAAGGTCGCCCAGGTCGAGGACGACCTAACCGCCCTCTTCGCTCGCCCGACCCGCGCCAAGGCCGCAACCGGCTCATTCTGGGCGGTCTGGAGCGATGGGACCGCGACCCGCGTTTGCGGCGTCGTCTATCATTCGGGCAAGACTCAACAACGCTGGGCCGCCGCGCTCCATGCCGCCGATACACTGCGCCGCCTTCGGGCTCGCCATGCCTATGCGCGCGACTTGCACGCTATGGCGGGATTTGAGGGCGCGCCGCTCACGGTTCGCACGTCTTGCGGCGTCCTGGTCGACTCGCCCGATTGGCAACGCCTCGCAGCGATTCGCCCCATGCCAGGTCTCTCAGCCATCTTTGACGAAGCAACCGGCGAAACCTTCAATCCGCCCCCCGGCGGTCACTATGGCGCGGGCGACGCGATCGAAGCCGCAGCGCTGGAGGCGAAAATCGTTCCACCGCGCCGCCCATGGCGCATTGCGGAAATCAAAGCCCAGGGCGGTCAAATCTTTGGGGTGCGGCAAGGTGGCCAAGGTATAGCCTATCAGGTCGCCGGGCATGATCGGTTGCTGGTCGCGGATGGGGGGCCGGAGGTTTTGGCCGCGTGGCGCGCCGACGCTAGAGAGGCATTCGCCGAGATCGCAGAACCCGCGCCCAAGCAAACGGCCCATGCGGGCGAACGGCCCCCGGAACATCTTTCCGATCTAGACGGGCTCGCCGTCGTCATCGCCGCGCCCTTGATGGCCCAGGCGCTCGCCGATGCGCTCGCCGAATGGAACGAGACCCGCGCGCCGCTCGAAACGTTGCGCGAGGCCATGACGGACGCACGAGAAAACGCCCAACGGCACAACGCCAGTCCAGAAGACGCGCTCGCCTATGGAATGGCCAACAAGGCCTTTTCCAGCGTCCTTTCAGCGACCAGCAAGGCGGAGAAGCGAGTCGAGGCCGCGCGGGCGCTCAATGGCGGAATGCAGCGTTTCGCGACCAATGGCGATGGCGAATTAATCCGCTGGACGGTTCGCAGGCTCACGGGCGGTTTTGCTTTCCGCCTCACGGCCAGCGACGGCGAATGCGTCAACTTCGATGCGGCGCGCGTCAAGGCGCTGCGCTTGGCAGCCTGACAACCCGGCGGGCCAATCCGCCCGCCAACCCTGAGACCTAATCAGCCCGCGCATGTGGCGCGGGCCAGCAAGGAACGACACAATGAAGATTCTCAACGCTGAAGACCTCGAAGGCGCCGCTGAAGCTCTGGTGAGCGCCGGAAAGCTGGACGCAGACGAAAACAACCGCCTCAAGGCGAACATGGAAGACGCCCAAGGGGCTTGGGCGGATGCGGTCGCCAGGGCGGCGGGTGTGATTCATCACATGACGGATTTCGACCTGGGCGGGCTTTGCTCTTCGTTCAAACCTGGTCCGGGCGGCACGACCTGCGAAATGATCGGCGACGGCGACCCCGGCGGGGAATGGGACGAAGATTGACCACCGTCCAACCCACAGCCCTAATCAGCCTCTCCCACGCATGCGGCGTGGGCCAGCAAGGAACGAGACCATGACGATAATCACGACTATCGAAACCGACGAACTGGCCACCATCTTGGCCGCCTTGCGCTTCTATCAGGAGAAGGGTCAAGGCGACCCGGCGAACCGCTCGGACGCGATTCACGACATCGCGACGGCCTGCGATCAGGTGGTGAGCCTCGGCGCCGAGGCCATAGACGACCTTTGCGAGCGCCTGAACACGTCCAATTCCGTCGAGAGCACCACCGCCCAGAGCCTAGAAGACCAATTTCGCGGCCTTCTCACGCGCGGCCTGATCCCTGCGACCGTCCGTCAAATCATGGCGGAGGGCGACCATGACAATTACGCCTTGCACATCGAGGAAGCACGCAAGCGCTGGGCCACCGACGAACTTGAAATCGACGATGCGCCGGAAGTGTCCGAGGCCTCCGGCGGCTGCTGGGTGGCGGGCTGGGTCTGGGTCAGCGACGAGGACGCCGGAATCACCACCGCCCAGGACGAAGACGAGGAAGAACCGGCTCTCGCGTAGAGCGCGAGAAAGATTGACCACCGCCTAACCCTGATCCCTAATCAGCCCTCCCCACGCATGCGGCGTGGGTCAACACGGAACCACCGCTATGCTTAAGCCCATGCACCCGGTCGCGGCCGATCTTTCCCGCCTCCCCCTCCCCTGCTGGTCTATGGAGAAGTACGACGGAGTCGGCGGCCTGGTCTGCCCTTCGGGCGGCCTCCACACGAAAGAGGGTCGCCCCCTCCCCAATCCCGAAGCCCGGGCCTTTCTGTCTCAGCGCGCCTTGTGGGGCGTTCATGGAGAGCTTACCGCCCCCGGCGGCTTCGAGGCCTCGCAATCTGCCTTTATGGGCTTGGGTGCTCTCCCCCCTGGGTGGCGCTTCATGGCCTTTGATCTCGCGGGCTCTTCCATGGCGTTTCCGGAGCGTCTGGCGAAGGTGCGGCAGGCTGTGGCGTCCCTTGGCGCTCAAGATGTCGTGCAGGTGGCGCCTATCCGCTCGCATCGCACCCTTGAGAGCATCGACGAGGCTTTCGGCGAGGTGATCGGCCGGGGTGGCGAAGGGCTCATTCTGCATTGCGGCTCGTGGGGCTATCGCGAGGGCAAGGCGTCGACCACGCGCGGCGAGTCCTTGAAGCTGAAACCCTGCGACGAATGCGAGGCGCCGATTGTGGGCGTCCGGGCGCGGGCTGATGACGCGGACGCGGTCGGATCGGTCACGCTGGAGCTAGGCGGGCGCCACTTCTCGGCGCCGGTGGCCATGCCGCGCGCCCAGGCCGCTCGCCTCTGGACCCACCGGGCCAATCTGCCCGGCCGCCTGGGCACGGTGCGGCATGGCGGCATGACCAGGGACGGCGCGCCCCGTGGGGCGGTGTTCATCGGTGTTCGCCGCGACCTGGCCGCCTGAACCCTCCAGATCAATCAGCCCTCGCATGTGGCGTGGGCCAGCAAGGAACGAAGCCATGACCAAGTATGTGACCCTGAAGCTGGACGTTAAGGTCAGTGACCCGCAGGCCCTTTGGGACACCGCCCGCGACTATCTGCACGCCCTGGACTGTCACGGCGACGTTGCCGTGACCATCGGCTCTCGTGAAGATCCGAACCTCGGTGCCTGCTGCGCCATGCTCCTGGACCGGTCCGAGCACCTGGGCGCCGGGGCGGAGGTGATGCAGCACGAGATCGAGGATTGCGCCGACGACAATGATGAAGAGTCGGCAGGCTGGCTGGCGTTCGCGGGTCGCTGACCCAGCGGGCCAATCTGCCTGAACCCTCCAGACCAATCAGCCCGCGCATGTGGCGCGGGCCAGCAAGGAACGAGACCATGCAAGCCACTTCCTACACTTCGCCTCCCGTCGATCAGCGAGTGGTCGAGATCGCGAAGGCGGGCCGCGAGGCCTTGTGGCGCATCATTGTGCCCGAAGGCGCCGATCATGCGGTCATGGCCTATTGCCAAGCCCGATGCCCGAAGGCCGCGTTCGATCAGACTGTCGAAATGGGCAAGCATAGCTGGCCTCACGGCCTGATAGAGCGAATTGATACCAGCACGGGCGCCGTTTCGGGCTCGGCCTTTCCTCTCAGCCAATTCCACTGACGGCCTGAACCCTCCAGACCAATCAGCCCTCGCATGTGGCGCGGGCCAGCAAGGAACGAGACCATGACCACGATCACCTTCACCCGCGCCGCCGAATATGCCTGCGTTGGTCGGAACGGCATGAGCCAAGCCCACGGGCTGAACGTCCAGACGCTGGGCGATGACGTCGCCTTCCAACAGGTCAACAGCAAGGGCGATCTGACCAACTGCAGAATCGTCCTGCCTCGCGAGCACGCGGCCCAGTTGGCGGCCGAGCTGCTGCGCATCGACGGCGACGCCTGGACCTATGACGTGGACACCCGGCGAGTGCTGGACGCGAACGGCTTGAAGGTGGCCGAAGGTGTTTTGCCGGAGGACGCGGCCACGATGATCGCGGCGACGCGGCTTTTCGCGGCCGACTACCGGCCCGCTGTGGTGAGGGCCGCTCGCGATCTTCTGGACGCCCTTGACGGGGTCGGCGCCGAGGTTGTGGTGCCGGTCGCCAGGGCCCTCCGGGACGCAGTCGACGCTGCCTAATCCTCTGGGCCAATCTGCCCAGGCTCGAACCCTCGAAACCAATCAGCCCGCGCATGTGGCGCGGGCCAGCAAGGAACGAAACGCCATGACGACCGCCGCCCTGATGCCCTCCGCGACGATCTACCAAATGGAGGCCGCGCGCGCCCGCGTTCTGGAGCTTTACGCCCAGGCCTTCGAGTTGCTGGGCGAGGCGGGCAAGATGGCCCATATCGCCTGCCCGGCGTCCTACACCCTGCCTTACCTGGCGGCCGACCGGTCCAACGCCTTTGGTATTCGTGACGCAGAGGCGCTGGAAAAGGCCGTGCGCGTTCCGCTGGATCGCTCGATCTGGCTTCACCTGCTGCGCGTGACCAAGCTCGACACGCTGATGGATGCGACGGCCAAGGAACAGTTCCGCGCCCAGCTGGAGACCGACCCGCCCCCCGCGACGGCCGACAACTGCCTCGCGACGATCGAGCAGCTGCACGCCGACAGCGGCGATATCTTCAAGCGCGGGATCGCCACGGTCTTCTCAAAGCTCGATCGGCGCTTTCGCTCGCACGATGGCTTCAAGGTCGGGAGCCGCGTCGTGATCACCTATTTCGCCGACTCCAACGGCTGGCCCAGTTCGCACCGCTCGGACGTGCTGTTGGATATCGAGCGGACCTTCGCCGTTCTCGACAGCAAGCCGACGCCAGAGCGGGCCGCCGGCATCGTCGGCGGCCTGGGCACGGCACGGCCGCGCGGCTTGAGCGCCTCTGCCTACCAGGCCGAGTCCGATTATTTCACGGTCAAGGTTTTCAAAAACGGCAACGCGCACGTCTGGTTTAAGCGCGACGACCTGATCGAGCGGGTGAACCTGCTGTTGGCGGACTACTACGGCGCCGCCCTGGGCGCCGCGCCGGACGTCGCCGACGTCAAGGCCGAGCCGAACCGCACCCCGGCCAAGAACTTCGGGCTGTTCGAGACCCCTATCGCCGTCGCTGACCAAGCCCTAGACCAGTGCAGGGTCTGGACGGATCGCAACACCTCGCGCCGCCAAGGAGAGCCGCTCCCCGTGCTCCGTATCCTGGAGCCCTCGGCCGGGCGCGGGCGACTGGCCCTGCGCGCCGCCGGATGGGGCCACAAGGTGACGGCTGTAGAGATTCAAGGCGCCTTGGCGGCCGAACTGGGCGCCATGGGCGTGCTGGAGAAGGTCCTGCATAGCGATTTCTTCGACGTGACCACCGCCCAGATCGGCCTTTTTGACCGAGTGGTGATGAACCCGCCCTTCGATGGTCAGCGCGATATCGACCACGTCAACCACGCGGTGCAGTTCCTCAAGCCCGGCGGTGTCCTCGTCGCGATCATGTCGGCCAGCGTCGAGTTCCGCGAGAACGCCAAGACCGTCGCCTTCCGGGCCATGGTCGAGCGCATGGGCGGCGAGATCCGCGATCTCCCGCCGGGGTCGTTCAAGGAGTCCGGGACCATGGTCAACACGGTCATCGTGACCCTGCGCGCCTGACCCTCCAGGCCAATCCGCCTCGCTCTCAACCCTCCAGACCAATCTGCCCGGCGCATGCGGCGCCGGGCCAACACGGAACCACCGCCGATGTCTGATCTTTTCGCCAACGAGACCACCGCCAGGCCCGCGAAGGCGATGGGCGGCCACCAGTCCCGCCGGCCGGGCACGGTGACCTGGCTGACCCCGCCGGGGATCATCGCGGCCCTGGGCGGCGCCGAGAGCTTCGCGCTCGATCCCTGCACCGTGTCGGATCGCCCCTGGCCCACCGCCCGGCGCCACGTGGCCTTGCCGGAGGATGGCTTGTCGGCCGAGTGGGCCGGGAGGGTCTGGCTCAATCCGCCCTATAGCGACGGCGAGATCGGCCGCTGGCTGCGCAAGATGGTCGCCCACGACCACGGAACGGCGCTGATCTTCGCCAGGACCGAGACCACCGCCTTCAGGGCGCACGTCTGGGAGCGCGCGACAGGCCTGCTGTTCCTCTATGGCCGGCTCAGCTTCCACTATCCGGACGGCCGCCAGGGTGAGAACGCGGGCGCGCCGTCGGTGCTGTGCGCGTATGGAGCCGATGATCTGGACCGCCTGGCGGAGTCGGGCCTCGCCGGCGCCTTGGTGCCTCTCCGCTTCCCGCGCTTCGCGGTGATCGCCGCGCTCGGCGGGACCTGGCGCGACGTGGTCGTCGAGCATGTGCGCGGGCTTCGCGGCCCGGTGGCCCTGGCCGACCTCTATCGAGCCCTCGCCCGCCACCCCAAGGCCAAGGCGAACCCGCACTGGCAGGCCAAGATCCGCCAGACCCTGCAGCACGGCCCGTTCGAGCGCGTCGGCCGCGGCGTCTGGTCTCTCGACCCTGCAGGCCAATCCGCCCCGGCCTGAACCCTCCAGCCCAATCAGCCCGCGCATGAGGCGCGTCAACACAAGGAACCACCGCTATGAATAATTCCACTCTCCCAACGCCGGCCGACGCCGACGCGGCGATAATCAGGTTGCGGCATGTTCATAAGGTCGAGGTGAACCTTTCAGACCTCGACAACATGGCGGCGCTGACCAAGACCGACGTAGGGGCGCTTGTTGCGGTCGTTGATGGTCGCCTTTCGCCGAGTCAGTTGCTCTGGGCGGTTCATGTGCGCGGCGCCGACGATATCCATCCCGCCGAGAGCTACGAGGCGGCCTTGGCGACGTGTGACGCGCTTCTGGCCGAGGATCGCCGGCTTCCCCTCGATGAGTTCAAGCCGATGTTCTCGGCCGTTCCCATGATCTGGCCGGGCAGCGCGGAGGAACATGCCGCCGCCCTGCCCACCGCACTGCGCGCCCTGAGCGCCACTGATCTAGCCCCTCCCAACAACCCCACGGCCTAATCCGCCCCACACCCTGGAGACGACGCCCATGCCCTCCAAATCCACCCTTATTCGTGACGCCAGAGCCGCCGCAAAAGCGGCCGGAAAACCCCTCTATTCGGCCGCCGGACTGGCCACCGTTCGACCGCTTCTAACCCTTGCCCTGCAAGGCTTTGGAGCCCGCGCCAATGGCTGACCCTTTTCGGCTACCCTTTCGCCGTGAAGGGTGGACGCTTTTCGCGAAAGGGTCAGCTGTGAAGCCTATGGCCCAATCCGCCCCGACTGGTAGTCTGGCGGGCCAAGGAGTCGACATGCCGAACACCTCCCCGGCCACGCCGGACACACCCCCCGACAGCGAGACCGACGGGAGAATCGCCAAGCTGGCGCTGACCATGGGGCTCAACACCCAGCAGGCGGCGCTGATCTATCTGGACATCCTGCAGGCCTGCGTCATGGCCTCCAACGGGTCCAAGGCTCTGGCCTATGTGCTGGTCGAGGACGCCTATAAGATCTTTCTGCAGGTGCAGGGGGATTATGGCGACACAGCCGGCGCCCAGGCCGAGGTCGAAGCCTGGCTGGAAGAGCCGCCGTCGACGCGCATCCTGGGCGCCGCCTGGTGGTGTGAAGCGGTACGCATGGAGCGTCTTGCCCAGGCAAAGCGCCGGAACTGAACCAAACCCGGCCGCGCAGGCGCACGGCTCAACAAGGAACCACCGCCCATGACCAACCGCGCCCTGTTCGGCCGCCGAGACCGCCCGCTGACCGGCCCAGAGAGCCGCGCCATGCGCGCCGCCTGCAATCTGGAGCGCCGCCACGTCGCCGCGCTGGCCAACGCCATCAGGGCCGGCCGGGGTGAGACCACCAACAGCCTTGTCGTCTCGTGGGAGCGCTCGGCTAAGGAAGGCTATCCCAACCCCCTGCGTGACGCCCTGTGGTCGATCGAGAGCGCCATCGAGGCGCTGGCCAAGGATCTGCAGGAGGGAGCGAATGGGTATGGGCGGGATCTCGATAGCCATGCCGCAGTGATCTTGCGTCCTCTGGGCGGGCGCCAGGTCGTCAAGCTACTCCGCCTGCCCGATCATGGCCTGGTGCTTGAGCCCGACCACCTCGACGTCCTCGACCAGAGCGGCGGCGACTTCTTCCAGGTCGTGGTCGATGCGGCGATCACCCGCGCGGCCTGCTGGCTGGCGGCTAACGGCCAGGACGTGACGGTCGTCATGGATAAGGAGCCGGTCTGATGGCTCACCCCCAGACAATGCGCGATAGACTGCGCGAAGTTGCGGCCGAGGGTATTGCGCGCGGCGCGACGCCTGCAGAATTGGTCGATGACTTCCTATTCACGCTCCAAGATCGCGATATAGCGATGGTCAGGGCCGGGCTCCGCGAGTTTGCGCTGGCGATGGCCGACCAGCCCCGTCCGGGCATTCTGGCCGATGCTTTCTCGGCGATGATCGCCGAAGTTCGAGCGGAGAACGCCTGATGACCGCAGGCGACCTCATCGCCTTCTTGCAGACCGTGCCGGCCGACACCTTGGTGGTGGCCGACGACCGCTTTGTCGCTTGCGACGTTGAGCCTAAGCTTACCGCTGTCAGGCCCGACACGGAATGGGCCGCCGGCGCCTACATCGTGCTGGGCGATCCCGAAGACCACGCGGGCGCGACGATAGCCGTCGTGCTCTGAGACGCCCCAGATACGACAAAAGCGCCCCCAGCCGAAGCCGGGAGCGCATGTTGTGGGTCGGCCAGTTATAGCGAGCGGCCGATATAAGTCCCTAAACCGCCAGGTCAGGGTTTGTCGCGGGCGAAGGGCCACCAGCGACGTTTTCGGGTCACCACCGCGTTGTGGGCGTCGATCTTGGCCACCACGCCGTCGGCGCGCTGTCCCTCCGCCTGCTTGGCACCCTCCTGCAGCAGGCTGAAGTCGATCAGCGGCTTAATCACCACCGCGAACAGATAGCTGCGCTCGGCGACCGCTTCAGGGCTGGCGGCCGGTCTCAGGTTCAGGATCGCCGGCTTGGCCGGATCCGGCGTCGCCAGCCGGTCGCTCTTCGTCAGTTCGATCGTGGGCGACAGGGGCGCGCCCCTGGTCCCGCACGCGGTCGAGGTCAGCGAGATAGCCGCGAAGAGCAGCGTCGAGATCGTCTTCCTGCCAAAGCGCATGGCGAGCCTCCTGGACGGTGTTGTTGATGCGGGCGACGTTGGACGCCCGGCGGTCGGTTATTTGCGCCCCAGCGGCGTTGCTGGCGGCCTGCTGGCCGTTGACGACGGCGGAGGCTTGGGCGCTCTCCGTCCTGCGCTTGCCGAAGCCTCCTGGATCGGTGAGGAACCCAAGGACGGCGCCAACGCCCGCGCCGCCGACGGCCACGACCAGCGCGACCCCGACGATCTTCCCGACCAGGCGCACCTGACCACCGGGTTCGAGGGCTTTGAAGTTCATGGCCAGGTACTCCCGACCGGCAGGGTCGAGGCGATCACCACCGCGCCGATCAGGCAGATGGCGATCATGATCAGGGCGAGGCGCAGGTTTCCTGGCTTCAGCATGGCTTCAGCTCGCCGTGGTGCAGGAAGCCATGGAAGTCCCCTGCGATGATCGACCCGGCGCCGGCCTCACAGGTCAGACCCACCTTGTCGACGTGCAGGGTTCCGTCTTCCGGGCGGCCGTGGCGGACCCAGCACCGATGCTCGTCGTCGTTGGGCTTGGTGCAGTTCGACGCGCGGCTGTCGATATCCCATTGGCCGCCGGGCGTGATGACCGACAACGAGCGTCCGTCGGCGCCGACTCGCTTGGACCACCAGGACTCAAAGACCGCGCCCACGGGGAGCGTATGCAGATGTCTGGTGACCGGCAATTCCTCCCCGGTGTCGGCGCGACGCATCACCCGGCACTGGAAGGCCTGCCACTCGTCCTTCGGCTTGAAGGCATAGCCGCAGGCGTCGCACAGCTTGGGCCACAGGGCGTGACCTCGATCGACGTCGGGCATGTCGCCGTCGAGATATGTCCCCACCGGCCAGTCGAAGCGGCCGATGGGCGCCTTGCTGGTGGCGTCGTGGGAACACCCACCCTCGCCGTTGCTGAAGACGAAGCGGCGCAGGAACACCTCGATATGAGGCGTCTCCTCGCAGAAGAAGACCTTGGTCATGAGTGTGTCCTGCTGATCGCTTCCGTCAGCAGCTCGCGAAGCTCCGCGACCGTGACGTCTCCGGGCAGATCCTCCAGGAACCTGCCGATCTGGCGGCCGGTGGAGCGAACGTCGTCATCCTCCGGCGTGGTGGGCGCATTGAAGCCCCTGCCCCTGCTGCGCGGCGGGGTGATGTCGTAGAGCACCTCCAGCACGTCTTCGCGGTCGAGCGCGGCCACGTCAGGCCTCGTCGGGTGCGGGGACGGCCGGCAGACCCTCCAGCATGTGACGCACCATGGCTTCAGCCTGGGTGGCGTCCAAAAGGTTGGTGCCATTGGGCTCGCGCCGGTACTCGTGCGGCGACCCAGCGTTGCCGACGGATTCGAAACTGATCCCGCCATCGGGGTTGAAGGTCTCGGGCAGCTTCCACGCGAGGAAGCGGCCGACCATGTGCTTGATCTGGTCGTCGGTCATGGGTTCAGGCCTCGTTACGGCTGACCGCGCCGCCATTGCGGGCGATGATGTTGCGCTTGGTGGTGACCGGGACGCCCAGGGGCCAGCGACAGCCGCCCTTCACCAGGCGGTCCTTCTCGATCCACATCAGCTTGACGGCGTCGCCCTGGTTGCCGCCCAGCACCTGGTAGTGGTTTTCGTCCTCGGCCTCGTAGAAGGCGACGTGACCGCCGCCATCACGGTCGAAGACCAGCACGGCGCCGACGCGAGGCGTGACCTCGGCGCCCCACTTCGCCCAGGCCGAGGCGCGCACGGCGATGGGCGCCGGCTTGATGCCAACGCTGTTGACGCAGTGCGCGACGAAAAGGCCGCACCAAGGCACGTGATCGCCCGCATAGGCGATGCCCATGAGCTTAGCGCCAAGGCCCGCGGCCATCTTCATGATCACCGGGCTGTTGCCGGCGCCGGGGACCTCGCGCGTGCCGATCAGGGCGCGCGCGACCGTCATCCATGCGGGGTCCGCCATGGAGGTGTTCCTTCTAACAATGTGAGGGGGGCGACTGAACGTCAGGCGTTCAATCGTTCAGTTTGAGCAGTCAGGCCTCGATCGAGACCCAGTCTCTTCCGCCGGCCGCCTGGCGTTTGATCCAGCGGTAAGGCAGCGCGGCCCAGGGCTCGACGAAGCGGGCGCGGTTATCGAGCACATAGACGCCCTGGTCGGTGTCGACGGTCAGCACGGCATGGCCGCCGCCCTGCTCGTCCACGCAGACCGCCAGGCGCAGGGCTTCAACGGGCCAGCCCAGGTCGAGCAGCGCGCGGCGTTTGGCCAGAGCATAGTCCTCGCAGTCGCCCGCGCGGTCGGCCACGGCCCACAGCTCGGGCAGGCCGTAGAGGTCGAGGTCGGTGCGATAGCCGACCCGGCCGTTGATCTGCGTTTGCACCTGGACCAGCTGGCCCCAGGCCGCGCCGGTCAGTGGCGGCACGAGATGTCGCCCGGGAAGGCCGCGCAATAGCCCGCCCAGCCCGGTGGCGGCTCGACCACCGGGCCGTCCCGCATGGGACCGCTGGCGGGCGGACCAGAGGCGCAGGCGGCAAGGCTCAGCCAGACCAGAGCGAGCGCGAGGGCCCTCAACGGCTCCACGGCCAGCCCTTCCGTTTGGGGGCACCGTCCAGGGCGATCCTGTCGACCTCGATGTTGCGGGCCTTCACCACCCCGTCCTTGATCACGAAGGCGTCGGCGACGATGACGAACGGCCCTTGCACCTTGCCATCGACCTTCCCGTCCAGGCCGTCGAGGCGCAGAAACAGGCGAGGGCCATAGGTCGAGGCGAGATAGACCAGCAGGCCCAGCAACATCAGGGCGTCGCCCAGGCCAGGCTCGCGGCCCAGGGCGCGGCCTGGACCCGCCCAGACGATGCCGGCGGCGATGGCGGCCAGGCCCAGCCGCTGGCTGAGACTGAGCAGCCCGCCCCAGCCCAGCAGGGCGACAAAGGCGATGATCAGGACGATGGCCCCGCCCAGGATGATGGAGAGGATCATCATGGCTCAACCCTCCCCCTGCGTCGTGATACGCACCTTCAGCAGGGCCAGCGGGTTGCCGGCCATCTTGCCCAGCCATGGCGCCAACCCGGCCAGCACGATCATGCCGAACAGGCCCGACAGGAAGGTGATCGCCTGGGCCATTTCGGTGGGGATCTTGCCCCACGGCCAGACCGCGCCCAGCAGGGCGATCAACGCCGGGGCCAGCCACAGGGCGCAGGCCAAGCCAATGCAGACGCTGATCGTCTTGCCGCGCACGTTCAGCTTTTCGCCGAACGCCATGGACAGCACGGCGCCGGCGATCCCGGGCGTGAGCGGCGCGAGTTTGCTAAGGACGGCCAGCAGATGCGGCTCGCCCGGGGTGTCGGCCATCTGGCCCCTCCTTTACTGATGAGACAAAGATTTCCGGGTCGTGACGAGGCCGCCGGTCGCGCCGGCTATTAAGGGGTCAGCGCGGGAGCGGGCATATCGTCGGAGACGAGGCCTAAGCCAACCACCCCGCCGCCGCATCGACGTCGCTTTGCAGCGCCTCAGCCACGGTCAACTCGCTGTCGGTCAAATCCCAAAGCGAGGGCCGGCCGAGCCACACACCATCCGCATAGGTGGTGATGAATGACGAACTGGCTCGCCCAAGCACGGGCGTCAATGCAGGCACGTTGATCGAGCCGGCATAGGCTCCAGTCGCCAGACCGACCTGGGCGCCGTCCAGCAGCAGACGGGCCGTATAGGTCGTGCCATCGGCGTTAACTTCCCACTGCAGCGCCAACTGATGCAGGGCGGAGTCCAGCAAGGCGTCCAACGCCCCGCCCGCGACTGTTACTTCGGTGGCCGCCGTCGCCGAGCCGGGAAACCAGGCTTTGATATTGCTGATCGTCCCGGCGTTGTTTTGAAGGCCGAGGCCCCATTGGGCGGTCGTCGTCGAGTTGGTCATCGCGGCCAGGAGCGAGATCAGCGAGCCGCTACCTGGCCAGCCCGTCTTTGGCGCCTTGACCCACAGGATGACCAGGAAACGCTCACAGGTGGATGGCAAGAGGAAGGAGGCCGGCAGGTTGACCTTTGGAGACGACACCGCCGGCGGCATCTTCAGCATTCCGTCGACAATGGCGTCGAAAGCATTGGCCGTCGTCGCGTTGGCGCGATCGACCGTCAGGCTTTGGAAGACCGCGGCCGAGCCAATCGCCCCCGAGCCGCTATGACAATCGGGGTTGCTGAAATCGAGGAGCGCCAGGGTCACACCCCGCACGATGGCGTCATCCAGCTCCGCGTAAGGGATGAGATTATCGGGGTCGAAGAAATCGACGTCCGAAAGGATATCAACGGCCATGGCTCAGTACCCTTTGCGAATGATGACGCGAGCGGCTTCGTCGCGGATGTAAACGTGGCCCGTTTCAGGGACCCAATGCACGCCGTCCGATGTAAGCGACGGAGGCACCCGACCATCGGCCACGGCCGTGACGTCGCCGGGAATACCCAGATCGGCGTGGCGCATCAGGATCTGACGGGAAATGATCGCGCACTCGCCGAAGTGTCGCTGCGCGAAGCGCTCCAGATCCAGAAAATGGGCATAGCTGGCCGGGCCGGACGTGAGGCCTTCGCCGCCCATATTCGGCGGGGTCACCATGATGCAGTGCTTGGCGACGGTCTTGGACCAGTCGCGCACGGCAAGCCAGTCGCGCTTGACGACGTCGGTTTCGGTGAAGTTGTTTCGGCCCAGACCCATCAGAATGGTGTCGTATTCATGCCCCGCCGCCCACACGGACTCGGTGGGCACACCCACCTCGACCGGCAGGTCGGTGACGATCTGCCCGGCATCCGGCGTGAACACCAAGTCATCAGGCACGGCGCCGGTGAAGGTGGCGCTTGAGAACGTGCCGAGGATACCAGACACGCGGGCTCGCCAGGTAACGCCCGTGGATTGGTTGTTGATCGGCCAACAGGTGAACAGGGTCACACCGTCTGGGTGAAGCATCTGTGACGCCGTAACGCTGGTCGCGCCCGAGGCCAGGATCTTGTTGTCCTGCAGGGTCAGCAGGAACGGCAAGGCCCCAAGGCGACCGGCCTGCTGCGAGGACGTATGACCACCAACCGCCAGGATGGTCGTTGTACGCGTAGGCCCAGGCAACACAGATGCAACCTGGCGCGCCCAAGAGCCGGAGTAGGCGGAAAGCGAGTCCCCAACGATCAGGAGGTTCTTGTTCGGGACGAACAGCGCATTGATCGCGTCGATCTGCGCTTGCGTCGCCGCGCCACTCTTGGCGGCGTCGAGTTCCCGGAGCAGGTCGCGGCCCCACACTTTCGGGCGTCCGTCCCACCCGATCTTCCAAGGAACCTTTCCCGACGGGTCGATCACCCGCATCCTCGCGCCGCGAGGGCTGGTGGCCACGCGCACCTGCGCCGACACACCAAGAGCCCGATCAATATCAGAAAACACGTCCCGGCCCAGAACGAGGAACTTGCGGCTCCTCGTGACGCGCATCGCCGCCTTGCCAGTGGGGTCGAGCACGCGCAACACGTCGCGACCGGTGGTGTGGCTGACGATGCCACTGATCACGTCCCGCGCGTCCTCAGCACCGGTCTTTGCGCTTTCCGCCTGTTCCACCAGGCCTGTAATCTCCGCTACGACCTCCGCAGGATCGCCGGCCATGCCGACCATCGCGAAGATCTTCGCGATGCAGGGAAAGAGCCGCGTCACACCGGCGGCATTTGTCAGGGGATACAGGCCATCTGAACCCGGCCCGCCATCCACCACGCCCGCCGACCAGTCCAGGAACTGCAGCTGGTTGGTGTTCCAACTGCCAATAGCTGTCGATAGCTTCAGCGACAGGTCCGCCGAGATCGCGTCTTCTCCTCCCAGCCAGGCCGTCAGGGTGCCTGCGATCTCCGTCGCGGCCACGGCCTCGTCAGCCAGGGTCACGCCCTGGCTGACGAAGGTGGCGACGATCGCTTCGGCGGCGGAGGCGGTCGTGAGGGTGGTCATCAGGCTTGGTCCCCGGTCTTGGGCTTGGGCGCCTTGGCCGCCTCGGCGGCGACGGCCGTGCGCAGGCGCATTTCGGCGTCGATCTCGCGCAGGCGCGCGGCGGCGGCCTTGCGGTCGTCGCGCATCTCGTCTTCGGCCTCGCGCCGCTGGTAGTAGATCTCCAGCCAGCGCAGCTTTTCGTGGCCCAGCCCGTTATCCGGCAGGGAGGCGGCAGGTCTCGACATGGCGGGGTCCTAATGGTCTTGCGGGTCGGTTTCGGACGGCTGGGCGGCGGCCCAGGCGTCGAACTCGGCCAGGCCGGGGGCGTCTCGATAGTTGGGCTTGTCGGCCCAGGGTGTGCCGGTCAGCACGCGCCAGGGCAGGCCTTCGGCGCCGCGGTTGAGCTCGAAGGCGGCGTCGGAACCCTCGAACGCCGCCACCGGGGTTTCGCCGTCGTAGAAGACGGCCAGGATGCGGGCCATGGCGGCTACTCCGTCTTGTATTCGGTGATGTGCATAAGGCGGTTGATGCAGTTGCCGGCGCCGCTGCCGCCATACATCTGGATCTCGTATTCGATGGTGTGAGACCCGGCCGAGGGGTGCCAGTTCGACAGGGCGAAGACCCGGTCATAGTCTCCCGACTTCACCCGGTGGGGCCAGTCGTCCAGCACCGTGCCGTCAACTACGATCCGGAAGCCGAAATAGGCGTCCGACGGTGCGACGGCCTCGACGGTGGCCTGGCTCAAGATCTGCAGGCGACCGCCCAGGCTGTTGTAGTTGATCGTCCGCACCGTGGTCCAAGCCGACACAGCCAGGGCCACCGTCGCGCCAGAGCTGGACACGGCGGTGTCGGTGATCTCGCCGCCGATGATCCGGTCGGCGGTGATCGTATTGGCCTTGATCCGGTCGGCCTCAAAGTTGGTCGCCTTCACGATCCCGCCGACGATGGCCAGCGGATACACCTCTGTCCCGCCGCTGTTGGCGAAGCCGATCTCATCGGCCAGGAACACCATCGACGACAGCGTGCCGTCATTGGCCAGCCGGAAGCCGCTGGCGTGACCGTTGACGTTCAGGGCCAGGGTATAGGTCGCGCCAATGCCTGAGACGACGTCGGCGACCTGGGTGATCTGGCCCAGGAAGTCGAGACCGAAGGCCACCTCCAGATCGACGATCCACTGGGCGCCAGCGCTTTCCTCGTTGACCCAGACATAGATCTCTTCGGTCGCAGCGGCGATGTCGTCGCCGATCTGGGTCCGGATGCCCTCGATGTGGTCGACAAAGCCTTCGGTGGGCGACCACATCAGGCGGGTCTGGTTGATCTCCATCGAAACGCCGTCGGCGCCCAGAATGGCGATGCCCGACATGCGATTCCAGAATGTCTTGTCGCCGACCTCCCACTGCTCGTCTTCGTCGATCAGGATCCGCTTGACCCGCACCCCCTGGTGGAAGGTCTCACTGATCAGCTGGCCGCGCTCCTCGATCGCGCGCATGGCCAGTTCGAGGGTGGACTGGGTCAGCGCCTGACCGGTGGCCGACGCAGCCTGCAGCTGGGCGACCAGCTGCGAGGGGGTGAGGCCGCCGATGGTCTTGACGCCATAGCTGACCAAGGCGTTGGCCGGGATCTGGACGCTTTCGATAACGACCCAGTCCGACGTCCAATTGTCAGACGTCCGCCACTGCATGCGAACGTCCAGCAGCGCGCCGCTTTTCACACCCGTGAAGTCGCCATCGGGCAGGACCGCCGGCAGGGGCTGGCCGGCGGCCATATAGTTGTCGTCGTCGGCGCCGTGCGTCTTGATTTGGACGATCAGATCCTGTTCCAGCCCGCTGCCGATCGGGTTGCAGCGCACGTGCAGGGCCGGATAGGACGATCCATCGGCCGCGTCGCGCTTGACGCCCTCCGCCACGCAGCCGGTGGGGATCTTGACCAGGCGCGAGACCTGGATGTCGCTGACCAGCAGCGGCTGGGATACGTCTCCCGTGCGCAGCTTGCTGCGGATCTCGACGTCGACCTTGTAGTCGGACTCCGGGTCCTGGCTGGCCGACACTGCTTCAGGGAACGGCGGCGTCACCGCCAGCCGGGCGTTGGCCGCCAGCGGAACTAGGGTCTGCCACGGGTTCTCATCCGTGTCCGACGTCGACCGGCGCCAGCGGACGGGGAAGCTTTCGATCAGCGCGCCGCGCACCTCGGCCACGTCGAAGGCGATCTTGACCCCGTCCGGCGAGGCGGCCGTCACGCCGATCAGCCGCGGCCGAGGGGCCTTGACCTTCGGGGTCAGCTTCGTCGTGAACTCCGGGATCTCGCCGGTCTCGGCCGCTACCAGTTCGGGGCCGATGTATTTGCGGGCCGAGATCTGCACCTGGTCGCCAGACGGCGAGAAGTCCACGATCTCGAGATCCTCGGTCGTCACCATCGCTCGGCCGAAGGCCACCGTGTCGCCGGCCTCTGGCGCATTCTCCGCCGTCAGGGCGACCGGGAACATCAGGTCGCGGGTGCGACCCGCTGCGGTGACCACCGCCAGGCCCGGAAGAACCCGGTCATAGCGCTGGACGTCCAGCGCATAGGATTCGCCGTCCAGCATCTCGACCTCGTCGTCGAGACGCACGCCAGTGACCAGACCGCCGGACATATGGCGGAATTGCACCCTGCCCTCGCCGGCGCCGTACAGGGCCGACGGGTGGCGCAGCAGGACCCGGGCGCCGTAGGACGCGGCGATAGCGCTGGGCCCGGCCGTCCATTCATGGGCCTCGACCGAGATGTTGCGCTTGGCCAGGAAGACATAGCCCTCCTTGGTCGCCCGCTCCCCCGTGGTCGCCCAGTCCAGGCGGATGGTCTCCAGCAGGGTGGCGGTCTCGGCCGTGAAGCCGGTGTTGTAGACCGTGACCTCGTCCTGCTGGCTGTCCTCGTCGACGTTCTGGAACTCGACCACCACCGCGTGGCAGGGATCGGGGAAGGTGCGGGTGTAGCTATAGTTCTGAGCGTTGCGGCCGGTGAACACCTGGCGGGCTACGGGCTTTTCCCAGTCGGGGACCAGCACCAGGCCCTCGCCCGCGTCATAGGCTGCGAAGCGCCCCATGGCGCCCAGGATCTTCAGCGCGTCTTCCTGGCTGGCTTCGCGGTCCAGGCGATAGCAGCCCTTCCAGCCGCGCTGCTCGATCAGGTCGTATACGTCGCCGAAGCTGTCGCCCCAGGTCGCCGGGTCGGCAGGCTTGGCCGCCGCCGGCGCCTGCAGCAGCATCCGCACATGGGCCGCGTGGTTGCCGGTCGGCGCCCAGTTGGCCAGAACGTCGTCCCACTCGCCGGTTTCGGTGTCATAGACCGGGGCGTGAGGGCTCACGACGCCAGTCACCGCCGGCAGGGTCCCGCCCAGGTCGTCGCTCGACTTGATGCGCATCGCCACGCAGGCGAGGTTCTGGTCGATCACCGGCTGCTTGAAGACGATCGAGCGCAGGTCGGTCCAATAGACTGTCTGGGTCGCCTGGGCCGGATTGTCGGCGTCCGGGTCCCAGGCCGTCACCCGAACCTTGATCTGGTCGGCATTGCCCTTGGTCCAGGCGAAGGTGCGGCGCACTGGGTCCTGGGTCTTGGCCATCACGTCGACCGTGCCCGTGGGCAGGGCGGCGCCCAGGCGGCTGTAGAACGGCCCACCCTCGATCGGCGCGGCCGACCAGCTGTCGCTGCCGACCGGCGCCCACTCAATCTTGCAGCGGGTCTCCTGCTGGACGATGGTCCCGCTGTCCTTGCGGAACGACAGGCCCTGCGGCCAGGTCAGGTCGACCTCGACGCGCTCGCATTCCTCGGCGGTCGTGTGGACCTCGGGATCGCCGCCCAGGTCGATCTCGTCCTGCATCGGCTGGGGCGACACGCTCTGGGCGTAGAACGAGAACGTCCGCGCACCGGGCAGCAGCTTGGTTTCGATCTCGACGTCGGCGGCCGGATAGTCCGACAGCAGTGTCTCGCCGATCTTGATGTCGGCGACCGAGCACGGGCCGTAGTGGACGCCGAAGATCACGTGCAGCCAGGTCTGGCCGCCGATGTTGCTGCTGTAGGCGTTGGCCGCCACGTCGAAGGCTACGCGGCCGACGCCCAACTGCAGGGGCATCATGCCGCGCTTGCGCAGTTGGTTGGCCGAGGCGTTCAGTCCGCCGCTGTCGTTGGGTCCGGCCAGGCCCTCGGGCGTCTTGATCGGGAAGGTCAGCTGCGGAACGATCGCCGCGCCCAGTTGCCAGAGGGCGGCCGTGAACGGGCCGACCGTGAAGGCCGCGACCACCGCGACGGCCGACAGCAGGATGGTCAGGCCGGTGCGGGCGCTGTTGTTCGATCCGCCGGTCGGCTCGACCTGCAGGTTGACCACGCTGCCCTGGGCCGGAACGAAGTCCAGCGCCTGGTCCTTCTCCTCGAAGGTGGCGAAGGGCACGGCCTCGCCGTCGACATAGATCCGAAGGTCCGGCAGGTCGTCCTGCTCCAGCGCGCCGATATTGACCGCGTGGGCGATCAGGTCGGCGAGGTCGGCGCCGGCCTTGATCTCGATGGCGCGCGTCTGGGGCGCGGACGGATCTCGGGCGATGAACAGCCCGACCGCCGTGTCGCACCGGTCAATCACGCGCATCGAAACACCCCAGCAGGCGCCGGGCCCAGGGCCCGCGCAATTCCTCGATCACAGTTCCCGTCGACTCGTCGCGGGCATGGATGAAGAGCCGCCGCGTCAGCAGCAGCCCCACATGGGCCGGACGGCCCAGAATGCTGAACAGCAGCACCGCCCCCGGCTTGGCCTCGCACGGCGCCCAGGCCTTCACCCCGTCATCGAACAGCGCGCCCCGGCGATCCGGGTCGTCAGCGTCCTGACGGGTGTAGAAACCGACCCCGTAGGGGGTAGGCCGGCCAAAGAGGGTCTCGCGCAGGGTGCGGACCAGCCCGAGGCAATCCCAGCCCTCCAGCGCGGCTCCGTGCAGGCGATAAGGCACGACGATGTAGCCTGCGGCTTTCGCCAGCAGGGCTCGCTCCTCGGCGCTGTCCATGGTCAGAACAGGCCGGGCGTGCGGCTGATGGTGTAGCGAGCGCCCACGGCGGGTTCCTTGCCGTAGTCGCGGCCCACGATGGGGATGTTGATGGTCCCGCCCTCCAGCGTCGCGCTGGTGATCGAGGCTCCAGTCAGGGCGCGCTCGACCACCCCCGGCGCCGCGACGCGAACCCGCGCCACCTCAGCCGTGGGCTGGCCCGTGGCCAGGCGGATCAGTTCGACCGCCTCCCCGCTGGCGTGGATCACCAGCTTGGCGGCGCGGCTGGGCTCGCCCTCGCCCGACCCGGGCCAGTCCAGCGAGAACGGGACGTAGGGATAGAAGTCGTCGCCCGAGGTCAGCCCTTCTGGCCAGTCGGTGGCCAGGAAGGCGTCATCCAGGCCAGGGGCTGTGATCTTCACCAGCACGGCGCCGGGCTTAGCCTGCTCGGCATAGAGGTCGCGGATCATGTCGCCGGTCAGCGCCATCTACAGCACCACCAGTTGCAGGCCGATGGTCACGTAGAACTCGCCCAGGCCGTTGGCCTCCGAGGTCGGGTCGCCGTCCTTCAGCCAGGTCGCCTTGCAAAGCTCGGCGGTGTCGGGCCGCACGAACAGGAACGGTTCGTCGGAGTCGCGGTGGAAGTCCTGCAGGTCGGCCAGCTGCGCGCGGGTCAGCTTGAACCGGCCATACATCCGCGTCGCCGGCATTCCGGCCAGGCGGCGGCTTTCCTCGCGCTGGGCGTCGCCGCTGAAGGCGTCGCGGATCGGGGTCGGCGTGGCGTTGTAGCCGTCCAGCAGCACGGGCGGGAACGCCGCCGGCCACACCCGAAACCCGGCCAAGTCCACATTGTCGAACCCGCCCGGGTCCCAGACGTAGTGGGGCCGTGTCTCATAGGCGACGTCGACATACGGCTTGGACAGCCAGGCCTCGATGACCTCTGAGCCGGCCGCTGTCGCCACCACCTCGATCTTGGCGTCGCCGGTCGCGGCGGCCGACATCAGGGCATAGGCGAAGTTCAGGGTTTCCGGTGCCCCCTGGCGGCAGGCGCCGGCGGCCAGGCGCTGGCGCGGGATCACCGTGCGCGACAGCAGCGTCACGCCTGAATAGATCGCCAGGGCCACCTCGACGGCCGCGCTGGTCGAGCCATAGAGCGCGGCGACCTCGATCGCCTGGCCAGATGTCACAGCCACGCCGTCCGATCGCGCGCCCGCCGTCTGACCAACGGTCGCGGTGCGGGTCGAGACCAGCACCGCCCTGCCCTTGCCGCCGCGCACGCCGTTTTCGTTGACGCTCAGGGCTCCGCCCACGGCGCTCCAGCCGCCAGTCCCGTCCAGGAAGCTGGCGTTCGTCAGATCGTTGCCGGCCATCAGGCCCTCTTGGTCGGTTGTGGCGACTGACGCAGACCGCGCGCCAAGGCGCCGGACTGGCCGGCCTGGCGGGCCATCTGGTCGGCCAGGGGCTTCAGGTCGATGTGGGTGTTGCCGCGCTCGTCGGTGCGGCGGGTGGCGGTCGCGGCCATGCCGGTCATGTTGTTGAGGATCACGTCACCCTCGCGGCGCGCGGCATACGAGACCACGGGGCCCGGGCTCAGCGAGCCGCTGGGCACGCGGCCATTGGCGAAGCCCATCACGGTGTCGTTGATCTTGCCGGTGTTCACCAGGTGCAGGATCCGCGACGACATGGACGTGGCCTCGGCGTTGATGATCGCCTCGCCGTCGCTGATCCTGACCAGGTTGTCGTCGCCACGCGGACCACCGCGACCCCGGAAGATCAGGTTCTGGATCTGCGAGGCCTGCACCCGGCCGTCCGCATAGCCGGGTACGCGGCCCGAGTAGGCGCCATCCAGCGGGTTCCAGGCCGGGGTCGCCGCGCTCGCCGATCCGATTCCGATCGCGCTGAAGGCGGCCTTGCCCAGCACACTCCAGAGGCCGCCACCCGAACCACCGCCATTGGCCGACAGCAGTCCCCGGATCGCTCCCTGGATCATCTGGCGCAGCGGGTTGAACAGAATCTCGTCATAGATCGCCGACAGCATCTCGCTGCCCAGGCGCTTGCCAACGTCCGCCAAGCTCCCGCCGGTCATCACGTCGCGCAGGGCGCCGACGATGGCGTCCGACGTCTCGGCGATCTGCTGTTCCTGGGCCTGCAGGTTCTCCTTCAGGCTGGCCTTTCGGATCTCCAGGATCTGGTCCTGGGTCGAGATCTCGACGGCCACGTCATAGGCGGCCTTGGCGTCGGCCGTTTCCTTGGCGACGTTCTGTTCCAGGATCTGGCCGGACTTCAGCCGGCGCTCGATCTCGACTGCGACGGCGCGGTCGCGATCCAGGATCACAGCAGCCTTGGCGGCCATCAGCTGCTCGGTGGCCCTGACCTCGTCCAGCACGCCGCGCGAGTCGACCGGCGTCGGCTTGCCGCCAAGGGCCAGGTCGAAGCCGCGCTGAACCAGCGGCTGGGCGACGCCCATGCCCTTCTGCAGGTCGTCGATCTTCTGCTTGGCGATGACCCACGCCACATAGGCTTCGGCGGCGTCCTTGCTGATATCGGTCCCGTCCTGACGCAGGCTGTTGATTGTCCGCTCGGCGGTGATCTGCGCCCGGCTCTTGCCTTCCATCTGGGCCTGGATGTCGGCCCACCGGTCGTCGGCCTGCGCCGCCTTGCTGGTGGCCATCTCGCGCTCAAGGATGGCGCCGGCGGCAGCCTTCATCTCGGCCCGCGAGCGAACTGACACGCCCAGCTGTTCGGCGCGCTTGGCCAGCTGCGCATCGGTGGCGTCGTTCAGCGCCTCGACCACCTTGACGTACTTGGTCAGGGCGGTCGCCTCGTCGTCCGAGCGCGCCACCACGTCGCTGCCGTTCAGCGTCACGCCGCCATTCCCAGCGGCGTAGCCCTTCCCGCCCGTCAGGTTCAGGAAGCCGGCCTTCAGCAGATCGTCATAGGCCGCCCCAACGCCACCAGGCACCGACACAGCGGCTGTTTTCGGAGGCTTGGGCGCGGGTGGCTTAGCTGTGGTGGCGCCACTCAGCAGGCCTTCTGAGGCTGCGTCCTTCACCGTTCCGAGATTGGCCCGAAGCGAGCCGAGACCCACCTTCTTCTCGGCGGAAGCTGTCTTGAGTTCGGCATCGACCTTGGCGATGTCAGCATTCAGTTTATCGACCTGGGCTCTCAGATAGGTGTCCTTCTGGGATACCAAGCCCTGCAGCTCTGATCTCTTGCTATCCGAAAGCGCCCGGCCAGCATCGTCAGTGCCGCGAGAAAGTTGGCTTTGCGCGTCACGCTTCTCCGCCCCGGCCGCTAGAATACTTCCGCGATAGTCTAGGTCTCGCTCCGCGGCTGCACTTCTCTGTCCCGCTTCGGCGTTCCCACCCCTTGCCTTAATGTCTCGCTCCAACCTAGCGGCGGCGCCCATCAGGGCCTGTGCCGCTTCAGCAGAACCGGGCGCCTTCAACTGTTCCTTCAGATCGGCAAGTTGGGCTTGCTTATCCTTCAGTTGAGCGGCCTGAACCTCCCGCTGAGCGGCGGCCTGATCGCGAAGAGCCTTATTCTTGGCGAGGATGCCGGGGATCTCCGCCCATGTCGCAGCGGCCATGGCGTCCGTGGACGCCTTGAGCCGATCAGTGATGTCCACGGACTGGCGCATTGCCTCGTAGCGCGCCTTCTCGGCCTCATGCGCGCTCCAAACGGCATAGATGAGACCACCCAGCGCCAGGGTGATCAGACCAACGGCGCCGCCCAGCAGGTTGTAGAGGCCAAGTCCCACCGTCTTGGCGGCGTTGAGCGCCACCTGGGCCGCCGTCAGTTCGACCGTGACCACCGCTTCGGCCGCCTTGGCCACGCTGTTGCGGGTGACGGCGGCGGCGTTGGCGTTCGACGCGGCGGCGGCGGCTGTCTTGGCCTGAGCCTCGGCGCGCGTCGCGGCCGTCGCCAACGTGGTCGCCTGCGCCTCGGCCAGGCTCAGGGCCGCCTGCCGCTCGGCGCCGACGATGCTGCGCTGGTCCAGGTCGATCTTCAGCCGGTTGACGGTGTTGCCAGCCTGATAGGCCGCCGTGCGGGCGGCGATCGCCGAGGCCTGCTTGATCTCGGCCGCTGTCAGCAGCTCGGCGGCGCGCAGGTCAGCGGCCGTCGCGGCCGAGCGCAGCGCCTGGGCGGCCTTGACGCTGTTGGGCATGGCCGTGGTCGCGGCCTGAACCTGGGCGGCGGCCTTGAAGGCCTCGATCTTTCCGATCACCGACTGTGCGCCCGTGGCCGCCGTAGCGAACCAGCTGGCCATGACCGAACCCAGCTTCAGGGCGATGATCGCCTGGCCGGCGTCGACGATCAGGTCAAAATTGTCGACCGCCACCTTGCCCAGGGCGCCAATCGAGCCGGCGGCCTGGCCGATAAACGCGGCGGCCTCGCGAACGGGGTCCATCGCCGTGGGGTCCAGCAGCATCGCCGAGCGCCAGGCTTCCGCCTTGGTGGCCATCTCGTTCAGCCATTTGACCACCGCCTGCTGGCCGCCCAGCGTCTTGTCGATCGAGCCGACCGTCCGGATGATCTCGTCCTTCAGGATCACCCAGCCCTGTTGGGCGGTTTTCGGGGCGTTGATGAAGTCCTTCTCGATCGCCGGCTGGGCGCGCAGCAGGGCGTCGATGATCCGTTCGGTCGTCAGGGCGCCCTCTTCGCCCAGCTTGCGCAGGCTGGAGAAGGCCACGCCGACCTTGCCGTTGATCTCCAGGTTCTGGGCGATATAGCGCAGCAGCTGGGGTGAGCTTTCCAGCAGGGAGCGTAGTTCGTCGCCGCGCATGACACCCGAGGCAATCGACTGGCTGAACTGAACGGTCGCGGCGGCCTGCTCGCGGATGTCCGCGCCCTGAATGGCCAGCGCCTTGCTGGTCAGCTGGGTGATCGCCAACGCGTCCTTCTGGCTGCGGCCATAGTCTTCCACGGCCGGTGTCAGGCGGGTGTAGAGCGTGGTCAGATCAACGACGCCGGTCCGCGATTCCCGGGCAGCGGCGTACAGCTCGCGCTCGGTGCGGGCGGCCTCGATATTGCCTTCCGAGAAGGTGCGGATCCTGGCCTGCAGGCTGGCATAGGTGTCGGCCGCGCGCAGGGCGTCGTCGGCATAGGCGGCGGCGGCCACCGCGCCCGTCAGCATGGTCGCAGCGCCACCCATCAGGGCGACATTCAGCGTCCGCTGCAGCAGAGCGGCCTTTTCCTGGGCGACCACCAGCTGCAACAGGCCCATGGCCGCCTGTGGCGCGGCGCGGCTCACTGAGCCCAGCCCTGCGCCCAGCGGGCCCAGGCTGTTGGTCAGACTGGTGATCTTGGCGCTGGACGACTGGGCGATCGATCCGAAAGCCTGGGTGTCGACCGTGGCTTTCTTCAGCACCGGGGCCAGCTGGTCGGCGCTGCGCTTCTGGCGGTCCAGAGCCTCGGCCAGATGGATGACCCGGCCGGTGACACCTTCGGCGCCCTGGTCCTTGAAGACGAGGACGCTTTCGCGAGTGGCCATGGCGGGGCTCCCCTAAGCCGCGATCAGGCGGCGGGCGGAATCGAAAAGGGCGCCCGTGAGGGCGCCCTGGGTTCAGGTGCGGCGGCGGACGCGCTTTTGCGTCCGGCTATCGAGTTCCTCTCCCCAGACGGTGTCCATCTGGGCCGAGTGCTTGCGGTGGATGCCGTCGAGATCGAGGGCCTTCTTGGCCCGATAGGGCGGAATCCACAGCCACATGGCGCGCCAGGCGTCGCGGGGTCCTCGGCGGCCGAAGATGATCTTGTAACGCTTGCCCGGAGCTGGGGCGATTTTCAGCTCGTAGCCTCGCTTCGACGCCTCGGACGGCCACATGTATCGCCGACCGATCGTCGGAGGGGCTTCCTTGATCGGCACCGCGACCCAGCCCTTCTTGCCCGAGATGGTCGGCGAATTGTCGAACACCCAGGCCAGGCCGACCTTGACGCTGCGCCCCTTGGAATAGGTCGCCTTGTCCGTGACCTCCCACCACCCGGCGGCGCGCTTGCGCACCAAGATGGCTTTTGCAAACCCTCTGGAGGCAAAGACCCGACCGCTACTTCCGAATCGGCTCCGGATATCTCTCCGCAGGTCACGGGCGGCCCGGAAGCTTGTGATCCGGACCGCCGCGCGTTGAGCGTCGATCGAGTCGGCATAGGCGCCGCGAACGAAAGACGCCAGGTCATCGCCCTGCTGGCGAAAGTCGACCATGGGGCTCTCCTGTCAGTGTTCGGTTGGAGCCTCGGCCGCCCGCTGGCGGGCGAGGTTGCCAGCGCCCTCGACCATGCCCACCTCCCAGCGCCGCAGCGCTTGGATCAGGCGCTCACGGTCGACGCTGGACGGGGCCATCTGCAGGGCCGAAGCCCAGTCCAGACCGGTGATCTGGCCCGACTGGCCGGCGCGCTGCCAGAGACCGGGCGTCTGGCCGATTTCCACGGCCAGGATGCCTTCGCCGGTCAGGGGCTCGTGCTCGACCTGGGGGCAGCGCTTGCCGTTGGCGCCCTTCAGGCCTCGGGCGCAGGGCTTGTCGAAAGCTCGGCACCCTTTGCAGTATTCGCCGCCTCCTCCGAACTCCCATTCAGCGAGGCGGCGGAGACGTTTCCCTCGGCGCGCTCCAGCGGCGAGGCCTGATCGAGATGAACCAGCCACGCCCCGCGTATCTGGCTGTCGCTCAGAACGCGGGCCAGCTTGTCGCGGGTCAGCTTCTGCTTGACCGGCTCGCCGCCCCCGGTCGGAACCTCGGCATAGTTCCAGTCCTTCCACAGCAGCGCGGCGGACTCCACGGCGGTGATGATGCGGGCCAGGGCCGAGACCTCGCCCTCGCTCAGGGGCTTGTTCTGCAGACCATACTCGCCCAGATGCTCGGCGCTCTGGCGAATGTGGCTGAGCGCCGTCGCCGCCGCCGCCTCGGCCTGGGCCAGCTGGACCCCGTCCGGGACGACGAACTGCACCGCCAGAGGCGGCAGGCCGTTGTCGACCGCCGCCTCAAGATAGACCGTGCGCAGGCCGCCCGGCACACGCTGCCGAAAAACGGCCAGTTTGCTCAGGGCGTCTTCCATTACGCGAACGCCGTGGTCGCCGCGCTGCTGAGGACCTGCACCAGCAGGGCCGCATCGCTGCTGGTCTGCCAGCCGCGCAGCGGGATATCCATTTCCAGGCCGCCCGGGCCGGGAATGTCGGTCGGGGTGCGGCTCAAGCGCTGGTGCGGGATCTGGAACTTGACGCCGCGAACCGACGACTTGAGCAGCTCGATCGCCAGCGTCTGTTCGGTGCGAGCGAACGCGTCATCCAGCAGCGAGCCGTCGTCGAAGCGCACGCGGATCGACCCGGTCAGCTGGCTGATGTTGTCCACCTCGACCGCATAGGGCACGCCGGTGCCGTCGGCGGCGCGGTGGCGCTTGAGGTTGCGCTTGAAGGTGAATTTGCCGCCGATGATGTTGCCGCCGGCCACCTCGTTATAGATCACCGAGCACAGCTTCTGGGCCGGGCGGTCCAGCGCGGGCGCCGCAGCGACCGTGCCGGCCAGGGCCGAGGTCGCGCGGGTTTCCTTCAGCCCGACATAGGTCGTCTCGACCATGCCGAAACCTTCCCGGTCCGAAGACAGGTCGATCGTCATGCTCTCGCCGACCAGGCCGAAATGGCGGCGGTACTTGCCGCTCTTCAGCTGGTGCTCAAGGAAGATGTAGGGCAGCGCCAGGCCGCTGGTCCACTCGTGGGTATAGTCGGGAGTGGTGCCCGAGGCGTCCTCATCGCCGAAGAACGAGGCGAACAGCCACGGCGTCTGGGCGATGCAGAGCGGTGTCTTGATCGTCAGCTTGTGGTCATCAAGGCCGGGGGCCGGCGCCACCGGGTCGGAGGCGTTGTTCAGCCCGCCGCCCAGAATGTTGTCGTCGGCGTCCTGGTCGGTGCCGCCGCCGGTGATGCTGTAGATGTTCAGCGACTGGCGCGCCTGGGTGGTCGGATCGGTGGCCGAAGCCTGCTTGCCGATCGAGATCGTGGATTCAAGGCCGAGCATCGGTCTCTCCGTTTCGAGGGTCTAAGGGCGGGGTGAAGCGATCAGGCGCGGCGCAGGGCCAGCTGATCTGCGGTCGGAGTCTTCAGCAGGCCCTCGGGCGCGGCCTTGAACTCAGCCTCGGTAAGGTCGTGCCACGAGCCGCGACCGCCGTGCGTCTCGGACGCGCGGGTGGTCAGGTACGGCTTGGTCGCGCCGGCGCCTTCGACCTGGTGCTGGCCCTGGCCATCGAACGCGACGTCGCCGGCGCCGATCGTCAGGCGCTCGGCCGCGTCCTCGCCGACCACGTCCAGCGTGGACGGGCCCGTCTTGATCTTCGTCATGATGTCCTCGGGGGTGGCCGGCTCAGCCGGCGGGGGTTTCGGCATCAAACAGCAGGCCGACCTCGACAACGAGGCCACCCGCCATCCAGTGATCCTTGGGTACGTCGCAGGGCTGAGAGCCGGCGATGTCGGCATATTCCACGGCGCCGCCCAGCTGGCGGTCGGCCTTCAGGGCGGTCTGCAGGCGATCCAGAAGCGCGAACGCCGCAACCTCACGCTCGTCCTTGTTCTTGCCGCTCAGGGCGAAAGTCAGGAACGTTGCGGCGCGCAGGTCATAGATCGGCCCGCACATCGTGCGCAGGACTTCCGGCGCATCGTCGTCTTCCTGCGCCACATACGTGGCCAAACCGTTGGCCTTCGCCGCTGGTGTCCGATAGCCCGCCGGGTTCCGTTCAAGCGCCGCATCGGAGAAAGCTGCCTGGACCAGCGCCCAGAGACCGTTGTTGGCGGCGCGAAGCTTGTTGGCCATGTCAGGTCAGGCTCTGCAGGGCCAGGCGCCACTCGCGGCCGGCGGCGTCATGGGCGACCGGGTCCTGACCAAGGCGAAAGGCCTTGGCGTTCAGCGGACCGCTGGTGAAGGTGATGGTGTCTTCGACCGCCGGCTGGGCGATCTGGCTCTTGCGCACCAGGACGTGGATCGCCTTCTCGGCGATCTCCAGATCCCGGAGTGCCGGTCCGAAATCGCGTTCGGTGTCCGGAGGTTGGTGCAAGCACACCAGGATGTCGTCCGACGCGGCGGCTCCCGACTCAGGCGCATAGGTCACGACCAGCCCATGGGTCTCATAGGTCAGGTCGATCATCATGTCGTCGAGGTCGTCAGGATCCACCGCGTCGAACTCCTCTTTTCAAGCGATCAGCGGCCTAGCCGGGAACGGCAATGCCGTGCAGGGCCAGGGCGGCGATGATCGCGTTGATCGACGTCGGGATCGCGTTGGCTTGAGCCTGCGAGAAGCCGTAGGGCGTCGAGCTGGTTGCGGCGGTCGTGGCCACAGCGGTGATGGCGGCCACGGGAGCGGCGGCGCGGCCCCAGAGGTTCACCTTCACCGTGGCGACGGTCGAGACCTTGGCCTCGACGGCCGCGCCGATCAGCGTGTTGCCGGTCGCGGTCGCGGTCGCCTTGCCGGCCGTGGCGTCCCAATAGACCGGGCCGCCCTCGGCGATGGCCTGGGTCGTGGCGTGGGTCGCCGCGTCCAGTTCCCAGACGCCGTCCAGTTGCCCGGCGAAGGTGTCGCCTTCGGCGGCCGAGACCAGAGCGATGACCAGCAGCGCGCCGATCAGATAGGCCTTGCCCGCAACCACGCCGCCCGACGGGGCGACGAGGTCGAGCACCGACCCGCTGGAGACAAAATTCTTAGCCATGTTGGAAGTCCTTGGTCGGGCCTGTCGCGGCCCTCAAAACGGCGAGGACCGCCCAGGCTTTCGCCGGGGCGGCCCTCGCAGGGTCAGGGATGATTAGAGGCGACTTAGGCGCCGGCGTTCTTGACGCCGAAGCGGTGATCGATGGCGCCAACCGCGAAGTCGTGCACGACACCGAACGACATGCCGTCGAAGTTGAACGGCTTGTCCTGGCGCAGCTGGGGCGACGCCTGGTCACGCAGGTAGCCGAAGATGAAGTTGGCCTCGCCGCCCGCAGGGTCGGCCAGGTTCCACCATTGGTTCCCGGTGATCGCGCCGTCCGTCACGACGCGACGATTACGGCTGAACACATTCACCTCGCCGGTGACGACCGCCTGGATCGAGGTGATCGCCTTCTCGGCTTCGGTTTCCTTGTCCGGGCCGCACAGGATGATCGGCAGTTCGATGTTCAGAACCTCGCCGTCCAGGCCCGTCTGCTTGCGGCCCAGAGCGCGCGCTTCCGACAGCGAGGTGCTGTTGATCGCGGCGGCCGTGCCCACATTGGCGTGGTTGGCGTGGAACATGCGGACGTTGTCGGCCATGACCGGACCGATGCCGTTCGATTGCAGCAGCAGGGCGTAGGCCATGGCGTTTTCCACCCGCGCAGCGGCGCGGGCGGCGCCGGCGGCGAAGTCGCCGAAGGCGCCCAGGTCGTCGTTGATCATCATCTGGCGGGAGACGGTGACCAGGCGGGCCTTGGTGCTGAGCGAGGCCTCTTCGCGGCTTTCCTTCCAGCTGCCGGCCTTGATTTCCGAACCTTCGCCCAGATCGACGAGGCCGGGGAAATCGCCGACGCGCAGGAACTTGTGCGGCTTGAAGTCCTGGAAGGACTTCTTCAGCGCCCAGGCCCGATAGGTCGGGCTCATGGCGGTGTAGGCGGCCAGCAGGTTCTTGTTGGCGGCGGCTTCCAGCAGCAGGGGGAAGTCGGACGTGGTGTTCATCGCCCGGCTGACCAGTTGGCTGTAGATCTCGACCGGATCGCGGCTGGTGATGCCAGCGCGAGCGGCGAAGATATCCAGCATGCGCCAGCCGCGATACTGACGGCCGTGCTCGGTCGGCTCCTGGCCCGACATGCGCGAGGCGATGGCGTCGATCATGCCATCACGCTGCATTTCGCCGGCCTCGACGCCGACGCGGGCCGCGCCGCCGGCCGGGATCGGCGAAGTGGCGGCGCGCTGCGACGAAGCGGCGGCCGTCAGGATGGCGTCGGAAGCCTCGGTGCGCGAGATGTTGGCGCGGCCGAGGATCTCGTCGGCGGTGGCCTCGTCCACGCCAAAGCCGATGGCCTGGCTCCGAAGCGAAAGCAGCTCGGCGCCGGTCAGGCCACCAGCAGCAGCGGGAGCGGCGGCGGGGGCCGGCGCTGCGGCAGGAGCGGCGGCGACGACGGGAGCGGCGGCCGTAGCCTGGGCGCGGGCCGCGGTGGCCAGACCCATGATTTCTTCCAGGGCGGCGGCGTGGGTGATGCCTTCGCGGGTCAGTACCGCTTCGGCGGCCTCGGCGGCGACGCCCAGCGCACGCGCTTGAGCGCGCAGAGCCAGCACCTGAGCAATGGTCAGCATGTCTTTTTCCTCTTCAGAACGTTGGCCAGCGCCGGGATCGGCGACAGGCGGGCTAGCTGGGGCAGGCTCCGCCGACCTGACCCCGGCAAAAGGGTCGGCGGGAACGGGTACGAGGCTGACTTCCATCAGCTCCCATCGGGTGGCGGTCCATGCGTCGGAGTCGGCGTCGACTTCACTGACCAGGGTCCACTGCTGAACATTGTAGCCGACCGAGATTCCGGTCAGTTCGCCGCGCTGGACCATGCCGGCGTAGAGATCGCCCTGCGGCGTCTCGGCGAAGCGGACCCGGCCGATCAGCAGGCCATTGGCGACCTCGGCCGTCACCACCAGGCCGATCGGCTGTTTGGCGTCATGGCCAAACAGCAGGCGGCACTGGTTCAGAGCCACGCGGCGCAGGATCACCGCGCTGCTGTCGATCTGCAGTTGCTCGGTGCCGTACCAGCGCTGCACGATCTCGCCGGTGGCGAAGGTGGCCTCGCATTCGCGGGTCGCGGGATCGTAGGAACTGCCGGTGAACGCCATGAAGCGTTCGCCGCGGGACGGCGGCGGCGTTCCGCGTTCGTGGGTCACGCCAGGCGGGGGCGACTCGCGCGTCAGTAGCGCCGCCGCGAGCGCGGCGCCGACCATCAGGGTCTTTTTCATGGGGCCTCTCAGCGTTCAGTCAGGGCCATCAGCACGGCGTGCATGCCGTCGGCGGCGGGATCTCCGGACCGTACCGCCTGGGCGGCCTCGGCGAAGACGAGGTTCATCTCGGCGGTGTCGCGCTCTTCGATGGCGATCATGACCCGTTGCGCAAAGGCGTCGGCGCGCGCTTGCGCCTCCCGGGCCTGGGCGCCGGCGTCGCTGGGCGTTTCTCCGCTCTTCACGCCCTGCAGGGCGCCCGCACCGTTCGTGCGTCGGGCGTCGCCGTCGTAGATGACGTTGTTAGCGTCGACATAGGTGTCGACCTCGGCTTGGGTGTCGACCTGAGCGCGCCAGTCCAGGCCGAACTTGGCCATGGTCTCGGGCAGCATGCCGGGGAAGATCCGCAGCTTTTCCTTCAGCGCCAGGATGTCCTTCAGCGGGTCGATCCACTCCATCGGCGGCAGGCTTTCAGCGCCCACGACCTCCAGATAGCGCTGGTCGCCGGTGACGACGGCCTCAAGCTCCATGCAGCGGCGGAAGGCCGGCTCGATGCCCTTGGGGGTGAACACCGTATAGGCCCAGTCCTCGCGGCGGGCCCGGTAGGGGATCAGGTCGGCGCGCAGGCTGGAGAAGTTGGCGTTCGTCACGTCGCCGGTCGCCATGTGGTAGGGCACGCCGATGCCGGCGCAGCCCTTCATCAGCTGGGCGCGCAGGAAGTTACCACCGTCGCCGCTGCTGGATGGATTGACGACCTCGAACTTGTCGCCGGCATTCCCGTGCAGGATCATGCCGGGCGCCATTTCCTCCATCATCCGGCCGTCGTCGGCGCGCTTGCGAGCGCCCAGCGGATCCTCGGACCCGGCGTTCGTGTTCTCGCCCGGGGAGCGGAAGACCGTCACGCAGGCCTCGACCCGCTTCTTGACCTGCATTGCCGTTTCAAGCTGGGCGATCTCGTCGAAGGCGGGGACCGACGCATAGAACCACGGCACGCCGCGCGCCTGGCCCGGCCACAGTTCCTCGAACACGTGGTCGACATAGATCGCTTCGATCCGCTCCGAGCGCCATGCGGCCGTGGCCAGGATGTCGCCGGGGTGTTCGGGGAAGATCCAGTAGGCGACCGGCTCGCCGTCCTCGGTGTCGAACTCGACGCCCATGATCACGCGGTTGCCGTTGGCCAGGATCTCGGTCTTGCTACTGTCGAGATGATCGCCGGGCAGCACCTGCATGCGCTGGTTGGGCAGCTTGCCCTTCGAGCGCCAGATGATCAGTGCCTCGCCGCCGGTGATCGTTTCACGGACCACCACCTTCTGGCGGACGTGGAACTTGATCTTCTTCTTGTAGCGTTCCCAGGCCGCCTGGGCCTTCTTGGCCACGCGCGGATTGAAGTGGGTGGCCCGCATGTCCAGGCCCGTCAGATCCACCGCCAGGTTGCGGGTCGCGGCGGTGATATAGGGGTTGTCGCGCTCCAGCTGACGGGTGCGCGAACGGATCAGGCCATGGTCCAGCGCGAGATTGGCGTTGCCCGATGCGCCGTTGGTGCGCCAGCCGCTGTTGAACCGGTCGCGGGCGGCGGCGGCGTATCGGCGCGACTCCATGCGCATGGCGGCCAGCTGCGCCTGGCCGTCGACCTGAACCTCAAGGGCGTTGCGGGCTCCGCGCCGAGTCAGTGCGGCCTTGGGCGCGAAGATGGCGACGACGCCATCGACGGCCCGTTCGAGCAAGCCGGCCATCAGGCGCGATTCCCGAACGACGCGAAGGTCGTGCGCGTCTGACGCGCCGCGCCAACCGGGTTGGCGGCCTCGTCGCGCAGGAAGGTGATACGGTCCTTGATCTCCTGGATGTTGCCGAACTTGACCCGCTTGCCGTCGGCCTGCTCGGATTCAAGCACGTTGCTGGCGACCATGTTCATCAGGAACGCGATCATCTGCTCAGTCGTCTTCTGGGCCATGACGGGCGTCTCCAGGCGCTAGCGGTTGAACCAATTCTTCTCGGCTTTGACCCAGCCGCCCGAAGGCGGGGGCTCGTCGTCCTCGTCCGTCGAAGCGGGCGGCGCGGTGTCGGCGCGGGCATTGACCATCGCCTCGCGGCGCTGCCAGTCAGCCTCGCCCCAGCGGTGCGACTTCATCTGCCAGCGAGCGCCTTCGCCCATGATCGCGCAGTCCAGGGGCTCGTTGCGCTCAACGATCTTTTCCCAGCGCAGGCGCCCACGGCTGGACTTGCGGATCTCTTCGGAGACGAAGCCGACCAGCAGCCCCTCTTCCTCGTCGATCCACAGCGGAAGGTGAACGTAGCGCTCCGAGGCGCCGCCCTCTTCCGAGGGCGTGCGGCGAAGGTCGTCGTACCAGGCCCGCTTGGCTTCGGCGGTGTAGATGCTCATCTGCAACCGGCCCGCCTTGACCATCTTGCCGTCGCGATGGACGTCGATGATCTTCGGCGCCGAGAAGTGGATCTGCTTGCCCCAGCCCTCGAAGCCCTTCGAAGCCACGTTGCGGTCTGGCCGCAGGTGCTCCAGGACGTCGAAAACATCCGACGGCCTGTCGCCCGCATCGTGCACGGCCATCTCGACCTGCAGCGTACCGCCCAGTTCGTGCGGCCAGTCCTTTTCCAGGGCGAGGGCATTCAGATCGTCGGCGATGGTCTTGGCCGACCTCATCTTGCCGTCCAGCGTCAGACGCGGGACGACCACCTTGTCGACCAGCCACCGCTCGCGCTTGCGCGCCCAGCCCCAGACGAACACTTCCAGGCGGTTCTTCTGGTAGTCGACGCCAGCCGTCAGCAGCAGCGCCCCCGCGGGGACGACGCCCTTTTCCATGGTGTCGTCGAGCCGCTCGCGCAGCGCATCGACGGCGACGGCGTCTTCCGTGATCTTCCAGGGCAGGCCCAGGATGGTGTTCTGGAACACCTGCATCCGCGCCGACAGGCCCGACTTGATCACTGCCTCATACTGCTGGGCCAGTTGAGCCCAGGTGCGCTGGCCAAGCCGCGCATACAGGGTCGACAGGTGGAACCCCGCCGTGTCCTTGCGGACCGGGTTAGGTTCGGTGGCGCGCCAGACGCCGTCGTTCCAGATTGATTTCCAGGCGACCTCGGGAAACTGCTCCTCGCAGGCCACGCACTTGAGCGTGACCGTCTCGGTCTCGCCGGGCTCCCACTTGATGTTCTCCCAGACCCACTGCTGCTTGTGGCCGCAGCCTGGGCAGGGGCATTCGAACACCCGCTTGTCGGACTGTTCCCACTCGCGCCAGACAATCGAGGCGCCCTCGACCGTCGGCGACGACGGCAGGAACATCTTGCCCAGAAAGCCGTACTCGGCGATCCGGTTCTCGGCCAGGTCGACCGGGTCGCCTTCCTTCAGCAGCTCCGGCGACCAGCGATCGACTTCGTCGCCCATAAACCGTTGGACGGTCAGCGAGGCGAAGTTGTTTGGGCTGTTGGAGCCCCCGAACATCAGGTCGACGGCGTCGTTGCTGAAGTGCAGCGCCGTGTCGACCGAACGGCCGGGGAAGGCGTTGGCCAAGACCGACGTGGTCTTGAGCATCGGCTTGAACTTGGTCTTGACTATCCGCTTGGCGACCGCCTCGCTGGGCAGGATCATCAGCAGAGACTGGCTCTGCATGATCCCCTGCCCGGCCCAGATCAGGCCAAGCTCGGTAAACCCCAGCTGGGTGCCCTTGGGCGCGACCACCCGTCGAAACGGGCTGTCTTCATCCAGGGTCTCCAGGATCTCCCGGGCCCAGGGCGTATCGTCCGACCGCCAGCGAGAGGCGCGGCCTTCCTTGGTATAGGTACGGTGCTCGTCGCCGAACTCCAGAGGCGTCAGCCGCTTCTGCGGCGCGATCATCGCCGCTTCGGCGTCTAGCAGTTCGGCGCCGCCCAGCAGGTACGGCCAGTTGTCGTTATCCCCCTCGCCGCCGGGCGGCGTCGGCGTGGCTGCGAGCGTCGCGGGCAAGATCTTCTCTCATCTGCTGGGCGACGGCCTTGAGCGCCTTGAAGGCCTCGTGGTCTGGAACCCCGAGCCCGGCGCCGAGCTTTGAGGCGTAGTTCTGGGGCATGCGATCAATCGCCACCGCCATCTTCTGGACGAAGGCCTGGTGAGCGCCGATCGCCGCCTTGCGGTCGACCAGCAGCCCCTGAGCGGTGGCGAGACGCTGCTTTTTGTAATCGGTGTCAGCCTCTACGCCGGCCGCCTTCGCCTCGGCGATGCGCGCCGCTGCGAGCTGTGAGCCTGTCAGTTCCGGCTCGACCGACGCCTTGGTTGATGCAGGCGGCTCCCCGGAGACTGAGGGAACCGCCTGCTCGGCCGCTGGCGAGGGGACGCCCGTCCCAGCCTGCGGCCCCGCGGGGAGCGGGTCCGGCGCGCGAGCGCCCGACTCCATTCCACGCAAGCGCCCGTCCGCGTCGATGCGGACTTCCGTGTTCGCCAACCTCCAGAGGTCGGCGTCGTGAACATTGACCAGTTTGCAGTCGCGCCGACCCTCGGCGTCCTTGCCGTTCACGAAGGGCATGCCCTCGTGAAAGAACTTCGTCATGCGCGGCGGCGAGATCCCGACCCGGCGCGCGTACTCAGCGGCCGTGACAAGATCGCCTCCCGCGTGAGGAAGCTTGGAAGCCTTCGATTTCTTTGGGCTTTTCGACGACTTCCGCGCGGCCATCTCAGCCAGTCCGGAACGTCGTCTTCGGCGGAACGTGATTCGCCCCGTCTAGTTGTTGATTCGGCCAGAAAGGCCGTTTCGTCAATCTCACAGATTCCACTTTTTTCGCGCGCACGTCGGTCAGGCCTTCCCGGCGGCTTCCCACAGGCGCTCCAGCCGGCGCTTGCACTCCGTCAGTTTGCCCTGCTCCGGCCCGTGTTCGAGGCGGCGCGACACGCTGTTCCACACGCGCCCCTCACCCAGATCCTGCCAGACCACCGCGCCAGCGATCTCGCCCTCGGCGTCCAGCAGGCGCCAGTCGCCGCTCTCTTGAAGTTCCCACTTCACGACGAAGCGCCCCATGTCCGCGCGCGAAAGCCATGCCAGGCGGCCGATACCCAAGCCTCCAAGCTAGGCCCTCTAATGATCGTCGGTCGGCCATGACGATCGGGCTCGCCCCGAACGACAAGTCCCGCGGCCAACCACCGATCGACCTCGGCGGGAGCCAGCGTGTGACCGCAGCACAGGATCCACCGAACCGGTGTCTGCCCCGACTCGGCGCCACATCTGGAAACCGTCGCCAAGCCACCCTTGGAGTCGGTGAACTTCACGCCCCAAGGAAGCCAGCCCGTCAGCAGATAGCTCGCTATGGCGAAGGATCGGCGGTTGGGTTTGATGTCCGACTTCATGGCTAGTTCCCTTCCATAAGCATCACGGCCGGTGCCGCCTCTTCCTCGACCAACTGCCGCACCGGCGCTTCGATCGGCTCGCCGGCCAGATATTCAAGCCGCCACGACGCCTTCAGGCCCTCGATCTTGTCCATGATCGTCGCCTCCGCATCGAAGGGGTTCAGGATGTGCCAGCCGCCATGCTTGCGGTCGGCGGCGTGGTGCGCCCGGGCCTGGTCCAGCACGACCTTCGCGGTGGCCTTGTCGCTGGTCCACACGGCGGCGCAGTCGACGATGTCGGCCGGGTTGCGCGCCTTGATGTCGTACAGGGTCTGGCGCGGATTGCTGGTCGTGCCGATCCAGGTCATCAGCAGGCCGTCGTACATGACCGTCACCCAGATGACCGCCCATTCGTTCGGCTCCGAGAACACCAGACCGGCGCGCTTAGCCGCCTGCAGCATGGCCCGGCGATAGCTTTCCCGCGCCCAGTAGTCGCTGCGGCCGAAGCTCTCGCCCAGTTCCTTCCAGGTCGCGCCGCCGTCACGGCGATAGTCGTCAACGGCCTTGTACCGGACCAGCTGGAAATACTCGACCCGCAGGCCCTGCAGCAGCTCCAGCGCAGGCAGCAGATCGTCAACGTCGGCGCCGGTCGGGCGGTACGGCCGGCGCGGCGCGACAGCATCCTTCTCCCGCTCGATGCGGTCGGCCAGTTCGACCACATAGTCTGGCCAGAACCCAGTGCGCGACGATGGTCCGTCCCCGGACATCCGGCTCAAGGTCAGCATGGCGCGGTGAATGCGATGCTCCAGAGCCTCCATTGCCCCGTCGGCGGGTGCGGCCTGGCCTCGTCCGGGCATGCCGATGCTCTCGTCCCGGGAGCCTTCGTACCCGGCCTTGAACAGGCCCTTCCTGGCGGTCTTCCTGGCCATGGCGCTATTCCCCCGTAATCTCTGGCGTAAACTCTGGCTTGAAGCCGAACAGCTGGCCGGCCTTGGCGACTAGACGGCTCCACGCCATGCCCTCCGCGAAGCTGGCGGCGACCACCGCGTGGTCGTCCCTCCCCGGTTTCAAGGCATGGCGGCGCTGTTGGTCGATCAGGGCAGATGCGCGGCGGGTGTGATCCCTGATCAGGCCCTCGCCGCACTTGCCCACATGCAGCGTGCAGACGAACTTCCGCCCAGCCTCGCGCACCTTGCCCGTGCGGCGGCAGTCCAGGACCACGCAGGGGCTCCAGTCGTCCGGCGTCTGATCCTTAAGCATCCAGCACCGCCTCGACCCACTCGATCTGCCCGCGCACGCCCAGCTTTGCGTTCATGATCTTCGGCGGTCCGGTCCGGGGGCGGCGGACGATGGTTGCCTTGACGCCAGCCAGATCCTTCCGGCCGATCTCTCGCACCACCGCCAGGGCGGCCGACTGGGCGGCGGCGACGCTGGCGCCCTCCCCGTTGCTGACCTTGCCCGTCCGGAAGTCCTCGACGTTCCAGGTGATCTTGGCCATCAGCTCACTCCTGGGATGCAAAGGATGTCAGGACGCGGGCGCTCATGCCGCGACCTCCCCGCTGGTCTTCAGGACCAGTTTGAAATCCGACCTCGCCAGCAGGTCGCCGATCTTGGCGCGGATCCGCTGTTCGACGATCGACGAGACGCAGACGATCGCTTGGGGCACGTCGCTCCACGTGGTCGAGCGGTCCAGCCAGCTGACGGCGAACTCTTCGCCGCCGGCGCCGATATGGGCGATGATCGCCTCGCGGACCTTGGCGGGGCCTGGCCAAGACGTCACGCCGACGCGCTCGGCCAGGAAGGTCTTCCACTGGTTCCGGGTCAGCCATTTCTCGAACGCAGGAACGCTGGCGCCGCCGTCGACCTTGGCTGCGGGCGAGACGGCGTAGCGCTCGGTGCAGCCCAGCAGGATCTCGTCTCCACCGGCGCGGCCCGAAGCATTGATCCAGGCCGACCAGGCGGCGTCCGGTCGCGTCCGGCCTCGACCGATCTCCGGATAGATCGCCATCGCCTTGTCGAAGATCGACCGATCGCGTTCGCCCCCCTCCAAGGGGGGTAGGGGGGTTTTAGATTCCCTTCCCTTCTCTTGCGTTCGCAATGCGTCGACAATCGGTGTCCGGTCGCCGACGCCGTGCGTATCCGGTTCGGGTAGCAATGCGTCAGCAATCGGAGACGCAATGCGTTCGCTATCGGCTCCATCCACTGACGCATTGCGTTCGCTACGCGGACGCTTGGCGTGCCCTATCGGGTCAGATGGCGGGTGAGATCCAGACGCATCGCGTTCGCAAAGCGCCTTGGACACGGCGTCCTTCTGCAGAACCTCGGCCTTGGGGTTGATCTCGCGCAGCAGCGCGGCGGCGGCGCCCAGGGCGATGTGAAGCGCGCCCAGCGCCTCGCCCCCTGCCCTGCCCTGGCTGGTATTGCCCCGCGCCCCGGCCTGGCGACGGATCAGCTTGCTGATCCAGGCTTCCAGGGCCTTCTCGGCGACCACCGGGTGGTACAGCATGCCGTCGCTGCATTTGACGAAGCCGCGCAGCACCTCGCTGCGGACGGCCTGCCATGGGGCCAAGAAGCGCCCGAACCCCGCCAAGCCGGCAAGTTCGCGGTCGTCATCCTTCAGCGAGGCGGCGGGGACCTGGTGCCACGAGGCGCACCACAGCAGCATCGCGGCGCGGAAGACCTCGGGGTTCTCGTGGCTGGCCATGCTGCTGTCGCGCAGGCGGCGAACATCCAGCAGCATAGCCCCCCAGTCGCGCAGGTCGCAATCGGGCGGGGTCAGGGGATCGGGTAAGGGCGTCTGGGCGTCTGTCATGCAAATCCCCGTTACGGGCGTCGATCCCGGGAAAGGTTGGAAAATCTGGTGAGTTCGCCATTGAAGGCGAGGCGCACGGTCCCGACGGGCCCATGGCGTTGTTTGCCGATGATCAGTTCGGCCAGGCCAGCGCAGGCCTCCAGCCGCTGGAGCCATTCGATGTGCTCTGGCGTGCCTTCGCGCGGCTCGGACTGTTCCAGGTAGTACTGCTCGCGATAGACGAACCAGACCATGTCGGCGTCCTGCTCGATCGAGCCGGACTCGCGCAGGTCGGCGAGCTGCGGGTGCTTGTCCTCGCGCTGCTCGACCTGGCGCGACAGCTGCGACAGGGCAATGACCGGACAGCCTAGTTCCTTGGCCAGGGCCTTGAGGGCCATGGTGATCATCGTGATCTGGACGACGCGGTTCTCGCCCGACATGCCGGCGTCGATCAGTTGCAGGTAGTCGACCACGACCAGGTCCAGCCCAGACTGACGCTTCTGGCGCCGGGCGCGGGCCACCAGCTTGGCGATCGACAGGCCGCCGGTATCGTCGACGTATAGCGGGATCTCGTTGAGCTCGATCGCGGCGTCGCGGATCGCGCCAAACTCGTGGGACTGGATTTCGCCCTTGCGAATCCGGTCCGACGAAATTCCCGAGCGGTCGGACAGCACGCGCAGGATCACCTGCTCGCCGCTCATTTCCAGCGAATAGACCAGCACCTGGCCGCCCGAGATGGTCTTGCGAACGCCATCGGGCTGCAGCTCGTACCGGTACGCGCGGGCGACGTTGTAGGCGATGTTGACGGCCAGCGCGGACTTGCCCATGCCCGGCCGCCCTGCCAGGACGATTAGATCAGACGGATGCAGGCCACCCGTCTTCTGGTCCAGGTCGATCAGACCCGTCGACAGGCCAGAAATCCCGCCATCGCGGCTATGGGCCTCGGCCGCCATCAGGATCGCGGCGGCGGCGAAGTGCGAGAACGTCTTGGGCCCGCCCTGCGCATCGCCGGTCTTGGCCAGCGAAAACAGCTTCTTCTCGGCCAGTTCGATCTGGTCGCGCGCAGCCAGGATTACATCGCCGTCGCCGCGGGCCTCGGTGGCAATCTCGCCAGCCAGCATGATCAGGGATCGGCGGCAGGCCAGGTCGAAGATCGCGCGACCATAGTCGCCGATATTGGCGGCCGGCGGGGCGTGGTCGACGAGGTCGGCCAGATAGCGCAGCCCGCCCAGCTGATGGAACGCCGGGTCCTTGGCGAACTGGTCGGCCAGCAGGATCGGTTCGGCCAGCTGGCCCTTGCGGATCTGGGTCTCGATCGCCTCGAACAGGCGATTGTGGAAAGGCTCATAGAAGTGGCCGACCTGAACGTTGGCCAGACGCTCATAGGCGCTGTTGTCGTACAGCAGCACGCCCAGCATGGCCTGCTCGGCTTCCAGATTGTGCGGCAGCGGCGCGGGGGCGCCTTCGCCTCGCGGCACGTCCCGCGACTGGTCGCGCAGATCCAAAGCTGGAACCAGGCTCATGCGAGACGCTCCACCACATAGGTAGACGCCACGACCGGCCGGCGGGTCGATTTCGGCGATACGACAAGGCAGGCGTCCGGCGCCCAGGCTGTCGCTTCACCGATCAGATGCTCGATCGGCCTGGGAGTGATCACCACCACCGCCTGACCCGGTTGCAGATCGGCGAGCCAGCAGACAATGTCCGTCAGAGCCGTGCTTCTGGCGTGGCCAGACGAACTTTGGCGGCGGCGGGCGCGGCGGGCGCGGCAGGCGCGATGATAAGCGGCGAGTGAGGTCAAGCGGCGACTCCGCCGACGAGGATCTGCAAAGGCATCACCGATCACCGGTCGCGATAGCGTCGGCCAGGGCATAGATCTGGGCTGCTGCGGCGCGGTTACCGATCAGCGCGCTAAGGGCGCAAGCCCAAGCGGCCGTGAACGTCGTAGCCAACTCGCGAGCATAGGCGTCGCCGTTGACCAACTGAGCCTTGGCCGTGGCTGTGTTGGCGATCTCGCTGGCGATGTCGGCGATGTCCTGGCTCACGACCGCACGCCCTCCATCCGGGGCGACAGCAGGGCGTTCTCCTGCGGGGCGGCGATCAGCGAGATGCCGGCCAGCTGCTCTCGGCCTGGATAGCCCTGCAGTTCGTAGCGGATCTCGGCATAGAAGCGCTCTTCCAGCAGGATCAGCGCGGCGTGCGGTTCGAACCGGGCGTGCTTTGCGGCGAGGCGCGCCAGCAGATCTGTCCCTGATCCGGTGGCCATAGCGCGGACCGCCTCGATCGGAATAATCCAGGTAGGGCCGCGCGCGCTCATCGACGTGCGGCCGTCTTCAGGGCCGTGCGCATCTTGTCGGCCGTGTCGACTGAATAGGCCTGGGCGGCCCTCTTCTGCGACGCGGTCGACGGCTTCTGGTAGGCGAAGGCGGCATGTTCGGCGCAATAGGCCGATGACGCGCCGCGCCGGACCTCGCCGCAGAAAAGCTGTTGATCCATGTGCCCCGGCGCCGGCTGGGGTCCGACGGGCCACTGACAGCAGCGCGGGCCGATCTGCAGGATGGTGACCGACCGCTCTCCCACCGCGAACACGCGCATAGGCACCGCCGTGAGGGGCTCTGGGGCTACGACCGCCGTCGTTTCGACAGCGACGGGCTTAAGCGCAACCGGCTTGACCGGTGCCGGTTTTAGCGCGGCGACGGCAGTCGAAGGGTGGGTATAGCGTCGTGGCGCCGAGGGGACGCCCCCCATCGGCGCAGGCGGCAGGCCCCTCGCCCCGCTACGCGGCGCGATCGGCGGCTTGGGGCTGTTTTCGCCGGTGAGGCCCAGACGGTGAATCTTGCCGATCACGGCGTTGCGACTGACGCCGCCCAGCTGTCGCATGATCTGGCTGGCGCTCAGGCCGTCCAGCCAGAGTTTCTTCAGGGTCGTGACCCGTTCGTCGGTCCAGCTCATGGTCACACCTCCCGGATGTCGATGTTGTGGATCAGCTTCATCAGCCGCTTCTTCAGCCGGTATTCGCCGATCCGAGCGGTGATGATCGACTTGACGTCCTCGACGACCAGCAGGCCTGTCGACAGGTCGCGATAGACAAAGTCAGCGAGGTAGCGGGTTGCCGTCTCTCCCTCGACCGTCAGGTGATAGGGGACCTGGCGACGTAGTTCGGCGATCTTGCCAGCCCGCAGCAGCAGCTTCAGGTGCAGCCAGCGCTTGGCTTCCTTGGCGCTGTGAAACCAGATCCCGTCGGCCAGAGTGCGCTTGGCGCCATACTTCGAGCGCTTACCGCCCTTCGGCGGGGCCAGGCCGGCCACCACCGCGAACGCCTTGTCGCGGCGCGTGTCTTTGCCCCCGGCCTGCAGCCGAGCAATGGCCTCACGGGCCAGGGGGTGATCGCGGGCGACGCGCAGCATCAGGCGGCCCGTTGGTCGGACAGCTTCGGCGGCCAGGGCACATCGGACAGCAGCGAAAGAGCGAAGTCCTGCTCCGACCAAAGGGCCGGCTGGGCGCCGACGTCGGCCGGCGCGCAGGCCGAGGCGATGCGCCGGAACACCGACGGCGCGTCCATCTTCTGACCCAGCTTGGGTCCGAACACGTGGTCGCGTCGAACGCCTTCCATCACGTTCTTGATCAGGGCGGGCGAAGCGCCGTCCAGGATCTCGGAAATGACGGCGATCGTCTCGTCTTCGATCAGCAGCGGCAGGCTGTAGCGCTTGACGATCGCGAACCGCTGCTCGTCCTCCGGCAGATCGACGGTCATCTGCATGTTGAACCGCCGCCAGATCGCCGGGTCGATGATGTCGCGACGGTTCGTGGCGGCGAAGACCATCCCTTCATGGCGGTCGAGCTGTTGCAGCAAGGCGATGACCACCTTGTTGCCCTCTTGCCCCACAGACCCGTTGCTGTCGGACCGGTTGGTCGCCAGGGCGTCCAGTTCGTCCAGGAACACCACCACGTCGCATTGACGGGCCAGGGCGAACAGTTTGGCGACCTGTTCAGCCGACTGGTTGACGTACTTGGACGCCACGTTCGCCGCTTCCACCACCAAGAGGGGCAGGCCAAGGCGCGCGGCCACGTGATGGACCAGCGTGGTCTTTCCCGTGCCCGGCGGACCGTCCAGAATGCCTCGCGATCGTGGCTTGACGCCGACAGCCGCCAGTTCCTCGGGCGACGCCTGCAGTTCCATCATCAGCTGGCGCAGGCTCTCGCGGACGGCCGGGTTCAGGATCGGCGCTTCGCTTTCCTCGGGCATCCGCAGATCGCCATAGGTCTTCAGCGCCTCCAGGTTTGGATCACCCTTCGGCGGCTTGACCAGCTCGCTCAGCGTCGTGGGCTTCGTGCCCCCGGCTTCCCGCCCCCGGCTCAAGCGTCACCGCCTTCCGGGGTGTCATCGCCTGGCTTGCCCTTTTTTGGCTTGGGCGTCGGACGCCAGGCGGCCGGAATGTCCATGCCGTCTGAACCAGAAGCCTGGCACCAGGCCTCATCCCACCAGCCGCGTTGTTTCGTGCGCGGGGCGTAGGGGTTGGACAGCACAGGCAAGCCAGCCTGGGCGGCGCTGGCGCCCTTGGCGCGCGCCTCGTCCTCGCTGTCGTCGGCATGGCCCTCGATCGGCTCGGCTGGCGCGGCGGTCTCCGGATCGCCGTCGAACGGCAGTTCGGACTCTTCGTCCTCGTCTTCAGGGCGGCGCTTGCGTTCCTCGCTCAGGCGGCGAAGCGCGGCCTCGCCCAGCGGCGTGCCGCCCAGCATGCCCAGGGCGCCTTCATAGATCTGGGTCAGCGCGTCTTCTTCATCGCGCTGTTCCTCGGACAACGTCCGGCGCTTGAGCACCTTGTTCAGGATCTTCCGCGAGAAGCCCTGCTTGACCGCAGCGGTCTTGCGCTCGGAGATCTGCTGGATGATCTCCGCCTTCTCACGTTCCAGCGCCTCGATCTCATCGACGACGATCATCAGCGGATTTCGGTTGGCCATGATGCCACCCCCTTTTCCCTTAACCCCGGCCGCGTTTTCGGGTGCGGCCTTGCCCTGTGGTGATCCCTCTTCGGAGGGCGGCGGCCTCTACGGCGGCGCGTTGACCACCTGATCCAGCTTGGCGACCACCGCCGCCCAGGACTCGTTGGCCCACATCGCCACCGGCTCGCAGGAGAGGGCTTGGGCGGCGGCGTCGACGCCTTCCAGCGCCCAGGCGATGACGGTCAGGACGAAGCGCTTAAACACGGCCAAGGAACTGCCTCCGGTGGGTTCGGGCCGCTTCCATGCGCTCGCGCCGGGCGGCCAATTCAGCTTCGGCGCGGCTGATGCGCGCCAGTTCGATATCTTCGGCCGTCCACACCGAGGGCAGCAGCACCGCCTCGACGAAGTCCTGGCCATAGGCCGCAAGCAGGCCTTCCAGATGGGCCGGCCAGGTCGGCCAGGCCGCGCCGCCGACCCACTTCTTGATCGCGTCCAGCCCCACATCCACGCCCTGCGCCACCAGCTGGGCCTGAACGCTTTTGGCGGTGTGGTGGGGATGAACCCGCGCCAGAAAGCCGGCCAGCCGGACGGGAAGACCGGCGTCGGCGCCGATTTCGTTCCCTTCCAGGTGACTGACTTTGATCAGGGCCGGCGCCATGGTCAGCCACGCCCCAGCAGACGGAGACCGTCATGAAGACCAAAGGCCCCCGCCCCGACACAGCCAGGCCCCATCCCGGAACGACCGTGATCCAGACGGCGAAACAGGCCGCCAGGTCGGCTGGCGTGCGGCTCTACAGCCGCGAGGGTTTGGCCCTTGCGGTCGAGAGGATGCGGAAGGGGGCGGCTGGAGAAAGGACCGCCCCCCTCCTGGCGCAGGCCCTTGGGGGCAAGCCAGCGCGGCCGTGAGGCCGTCAACTCGCGCGACACACGAAACATGTCGGCTACGTGACTGACCTGATGGGAGAAATCGTGATTTTGGGCTTCGTTGAAACCGGCCGTTGTAACGCTATCGCAAGCGGACCTGTTACGCGTCCCGGCGATGTCGCAAGAGCGCCCCCCACCGCCCCTGACAAGGGCCGACCTGATCCTCGAAGCGATCCTGACGGTGGGCGAGATCCGAAAGCCCGGATACACCCTCAAGGTCATGGAACAGCTGCTGGAGCAGGACGAGCGTGTCACCCTCCTGCGTCCTGGCGCCGACCCCGCCGAGCAGGAACAGGTCATGGCCCAGGCGCAGGCCTGGCTGCGCGAGGCATCCGTGCGCGCCCGAGCCCGCGCCGCACAGCGACACGCACTCAAGCGCGAGCGGCGGCGCAAATAGCCGTAAGACTTGCGCCACCTGAAATTGTATGGACACACTCCCTCCCGTTGAGTTGGGGAGCTTTTTACAGTGCCAGGTCCAAACGCCGCGCGTTCAGCGACGTCCTTTGCCATGCCCGACCCTCGGCCGGCAAAGCCGGAAAAATGCCGCAAGCAAACCCGCAAGCGCCTGAAGGCGCTCAAGGGACCCAAGGCGCCCGATGGGTTCATGCTGCATCCCGACATCATCGAGCGGCGATGGATCGAGGCCAAATGCGCGACCTGCCGCGCCTGCGAAATACTCGCCTGATGGTGGTGCGAGACCGGGGGGAGTATCCCGGCCTCGCGATCCCCGACCACGGGCTCGACACCGCGGGAGGGAAACGATGGAAAGACCGCAATATGGGTCCCTCTGAAGAACTTGCCGCCCTGCGCAACAGGGTTGCGGCGTTGGAAGTCCTGATCGTCGCTATGGCGGCGCACATCACCTTGGCGGGTGACCGCGACCCGGTCCTGGGCGATCCTGACTGGTCCACAGAGGCGCTGCTGGTCACTCTGATCGGCGACCGGGGCTCTAGCCGCGAGGCGCTGCCACTGGCCAAGCGGCTGGCCGCCGCGCTGATCGATGAGGCCCAGACGATCGTTGAGTCGATGCCGTGAAGCGCTCATTTCAAGCGCTCCATCACAGCGTCGAGAAACTGTTCCTCGCGGAGCCGCCTCAGATTCAAGCGCTCGCGCCACTCCCGATAGGCTTCGGTGTGCTCTCCAGAGAAATTGGGCCAACGGGGCTTGGCGTTGGCATAGCTTTCAGCGATCGACGCAAGCCGGAACCCAGCAATCTCCTCGCGCATAATCAAGCGCAGGCGGTCTTCCTGCTCGGGGGTGAACGCGCTCACGCCGCGGCCTCCGCCTGGCCCGAGCAGGTCGACGCCCCGCCGGTTGGCTTGACCAGCTCCTGCTTCGGCACGGCCGGGCGCCGGCACAAAAAGACGCTCCCTGATCCGCTCTGCGCTCTGCTCCGGCGTCACCGAGCAGCGGATTGCGATCTCAACCTCTTGCCGCGCTACAGCGCGAACCCAGTCGGCGATCGGCCGGACGATGAAGGCCAAAGCACTCATGCCGCGGCCTCCGCCTGGCCAGAGCCGATCGACGCCCCACCGGTCGGCTTGACAGCCTTGGCGGGGCGTCCTCCGGTGGGAGGTGCAAAACAACCTCCGGAGATCTCTGAATGGCCGACCAGGACCAACCGACGCCCGAGCGGATGCTTGCCGAAATCATCGCCGGCGCGCAGCGGCGTGGCGCTGAAGCAATCGCCACCGAACTTCTGGTTCAGGCCATGTTTGCGGTCATCAGCCGCAATTTCCCGGTCGAAGCCGAAGCGATCCGGGCTTTCCAGGTTACGGGCGAAGGCCCGATCAATGAAGCGATTAGAGAGCATTGGCGTCTCCTCGTGGATCAGCCGCGGCCAGTTTAGCCAGGACAGGCATCAGACCCTCGCGCGCAGCGGAGCGCGCGGCTTCCAGGTCGATCTGCAGTTGGCGACAGTCGCTCAGCGCCTTGTGGACCAGCTTGGCTTGCTCGGCGCCGATCATGCCGCCGCCTCCGCCTGGCCCGAACGCCGCTCGGCGGCCAGGTCGGGGAACTTGCGCGCCTCGGCGGCGGCCGCGAGTTCGTCCAGCGTTGTCAGCTCGGCGGCTACCAAGCGCGGCCAGTACGCGGCGGGGATGCTGTTCTCGCGCTTCCAGGCACTCACGAGGCCTTTTTCAACGGAGATCGTGGCCGCCAATTTGGTTGGGCCGCCTGCGTCAGCAATGATGTCGGGGTGAGAGCGCATTCATGGAAGATATAAAACCTATCCCACAAGCGCAAGTCAGAATTATACGAAATCTATCCCTTATCTGCGTAGGTTTCCTACGATGGTAGAGACGGCTGCAGATAGACTTCGGAAAGCGCGGATCGCTCGCGGCTATCGGCACGCGACAGACGCGATCGCCGCGCACTCATTCATAAAGGCCACTTACAACGCTAACGAGAACGGCAACGCGACCTTTTCCTTCAAGAAGGCAAAGGAGTACGCCAAGGCCTTTAGGGTCCGGCCTGAGTGGCTCTACGACGGCGCTGGACCGATGAGGGACCGCGCGGAAACTGACGACAATCTCGTGCGCGTCATTGGCACGGTCGGTGCCGCGAGCGACGGTGTCGTGGTTATGGAAACGGCGCACGACAGATGGGACTATGTTCCTCTCGCACCTGGGGGGACGACGGGGGCCTCCGCCCTTGAGGTCAAGGGCGGATCAATGCCGGGCTTAGCCGAGGATGGAGCGCTGCTCTATTTCGAAGAACAGGTGACTAAGCCAGGCAAAGACATGCTCAACCGGGTCGTCATCGTTGCCACCAGTGATGGCCGGGTCCTCGTAAAGCGGCTTATGAGGGGCTCGGAGAAGGGCCGGTTTGATCTTGAGTCAATCCTTGGACCGACCATCGAAGACGTCGAAATCCGCTGGGCGGCACATATCACCGCGATCATACCTCCCATTCAGGCTCAGAAAATAATCAGACGAGCCGGGGAAGTCGCCGCGTAGAAAAGGTAAGGGTAAGATGGCCGACAATTCAGATATGCAGGCGATCGGCGGCTTTGTCGGCCTTCTGATGATCATTGGCTTGGTCACTGCAGTAGCTATTCCATCTTGCAGCCGCAACGCCAAGAAGCAAGATAGACCTGAAGCTGAGATCCCAGCGGGGCCGAATAACTTCGACCTAATTTTGCAAACGCGGATGGCCCTGCTTTCGCGCCTTAAAGACCCGGAGTCGGCGAAGATAACCGAGGTGCATGTCGGTCATCTCGACGGTAAGCCAGTGGTTTGCGGTATAGTGAATAGTCGAAATGGGTTCGGAGGGATGACTGGGCCGCAGCGGTTCGTAGGCGTCGGCTCCACCGTGTTTACAGAAGAGGATGGACCCGCCGCAGTCGCGGCTACCTGGGCGAAGGCGTGTTAGCCAAGGAATATTTTTTCTATCCTTTTTGATTGACCCCACGAAATAGGTTTCCTATTCTTCCCCATCACCCCGGGGGAGACCATCGTGGACGACACCACCGCACCGTGCGCAGAGAAGGCCGCCGACCATCCACTGGACGACCTAGAGCTTTCGCGCGCTAAGGTCATGGTCCAGGTCGCCAAGATCATAGTGGCAGGCGACCATCCCTATGCTCCGGGCGGACGGGGAGCGCCGGGCGGCTTCGACGGCTACGGCTTCGTCCGTTGGTGCGTGAGCTTCGCGGCGGCGTGGCGCCCTGGCGTCGGCTATGACGTTGAAGCCGCGGTAGGCAACCGCCTCATCCACGACCTCGTCGACTATACCGGCTGGCCGGATCTTGAGCCCAGCGGCCAAAGCATCTGCAGCGCCCTGGAAAGCTGGGGCATGGTCCGCGTTGACCAATGCCACCCGCTGAAGACCCTCCCTGGCGACGTCATCATCACTCTGGGCCAAGGCCCAGCCTGCTGCATCGTCACCGACGCCGGCAACCAGGATCGCGGCGAGTTGGTGGCTATGGTCTGGGCGCCCAAAGGCCCTGCGATCCGCTCCAACCTGGCTGACGGCCGCGCTCCGCTGCGCGCCTATCGCTGGCCGACAGTTTCGGCGGAGGCCTGAGCGATGGCCCAGCCCGGTTTGCCCGCCCGTCCCGTTTGGGAAATCTCGCCCGTAGAGCCATCGTTTGATCGCTGGCCAATTCCCGATCTGACGGCGGCTGAAGGCCCTGTAACGATCGGGGTAGAACTGGTGCTCCCGGCCTTCGTCCGCGAATGGGCGATAAGAAGCGAAACTCAGGCCGAGGTTGATGAAGTCGCCGGCCTTATGCGCGAAACGGCCAGACGCTGGGTTCGCGCTGGCGACGTGGAGCGACGTTCAGCCCGGTTATTTGATCGGCTCGCCATCGAGGCTGCGCAGCACCGCGTCGACGCCAGAGCGCATGGGTCCGCGAAAGGGACCGTTGGAGACGCTCTCGACGATAAGGGCTCGACCTCTAGCGGCGATCAGCCGTTCGAGATTCACGGCGGAGATCGTTGCACCAGCTTCGGCTTGCTCTCGGACGACGAGCGTCCGCGCCTGGGTCAGCCTGATCATGGCGTCAACAGCGCCCGCCAAATAGTCGGCGGCTCCATCAAGGCGCGAGAGCTCGTTGTTGATATCGTCGATATCGCTGGTTCTACCAGCGCCTTCGGGTTCAGCCATCGCGCGAATCCTCTCTCGCCATGCGACGAACCCTTGTCGCTGTCGGAGCACGGCGCAAGCCTCCCGCCCAGGCGTCAACCCGCCCCCCTCCGCCCAGGCCTGTTTGCGCTGCTGACCGGCGAGACCCTGACAGCCGCCCAGATGGCTGATCAGGGGCTTGATCCGGTCAACTTCACCCGGGTTGGCGATGCAGCTCTGAACGTCGTCACCCAGGCCTACAAGGCCGCTTTTGTGCCGCCGGCCTGCCAGTTGACGTCCAGCGAGTACGCGCGGGCTCAGGGCTTTGATTTCGGGCTGATCGGGACTCGTGGCGAGAGCGCGCCGGCGGTCATCGTCCCGGTCGCTCAGATGCCGCGGGCACAGGAACCGCGCCGCATTCCCCGGGCGATCGCCCCGCCGCGCCCCGTGCCCGCCTGGGCCAGGATCGCCGACCGCATCGTCTATGTCGGCATCGGCGGCGTGTTCCTGTTCTTCAGCCTGCGGATCGGCTTGCCGATTTTCCAAGCTTGGCTGGCCCTGCCGTGAACCGCCGGCCTTCCCCGCCCCCGCTCAGCCCGTTTGATCGCGCCCTCGTCCGCATCGCGGGCCTGGCGCTGGGCCTGCACGTCCTCCTGTGGATCCAAGGACCCTTTTTCTGATGGCTATCTTTCGGATCAACCAAGTCTCGCTGTCGCGCAGCCAGATCGCCGACATCTTCGCCGAGGGCGAGGCCCGCGCCCGTCACCCCGAAGCGATCGAGTGGGGTAAGGCGCCGCCGGAAATCACCGACAGCATGGGCCGGCGGGAAGTTGGCCTGCTGCTGGCCGACTACTTCATCGAACTGGCCTGCCACCAGGCCAGCTTCAATCACAACCACTTCGACCCGGGCCTGATCACCATCGTGCGCGCCGAAAACGAAGCCCTGAAGGGGCGTTCGGCATGAGCGCGCCCCTCAACACCTATGGCCTGACGCCGCTCAAACGCTGGAAGCTTTGGGAGATCGAAGGCTGGCAGCTGCTAATCTTCGTCGAGGAAGACGAAGACGATGAAGAGCGGGACGCCGTCATCTTTACGACTGGCGTCGATCAGCTGGGCGAAGGTCTGACTCTCAAGATCACCGGTTCGCCGGATGCGGCCCAGAAGATCTTTGAGATGTCGGCGAACGACGAGACTGGAGCACGAAAGTGCATCCAGCAGCTGCTCGATCAGTTGCATTCGATCATGCCAGACCTCGCAGAGCGGGCGGCCCAAGCATGAGCCGCCCGCGTATCCTGGATCTGTTCTGCTGCGCGGGCGGCGCCGCCGAGGGCTATTTCCAGGCCGGGTTCGACGTCGTCGGCGTCGATATCAAGCGGCACAAGCGCTACCCGTTTCCCCAGCTGCAGCTCGACGTCGTGACGATGGACCCCCGGTTCGTCGCCACCTTCGACGCGATCCACGCCTCGCCGCCCTGCCAGTTCGGCACCGAGCTGAACAGCGACAAGAGCCGCCACGTCAATCTGATCCCGGTCACGCGCAAGCTGCTCAAGAAGAGCGGACTGCCCTACGTGATCGAAAACGTGCGCGGAGTTCGGGAGCACCTTTTCGAGCCGGTTTCGCTCTTCGGCACCATGTTCGACTGCCACATGGTCACCAGCACCGGCCAGAGGTTCGTGCTGTCGCGAGAGCGGGTGTTCGAAACCAATTGGTCGTTCGTCGCTCCGGCCGATCCGGGCCCCATGGGCTACCCAATCGCTAACATTTTCGGTGGCCACCTGCGCGCTCGGGCAAAGGCCTATCGAACGGGCAAGGGCACCGGCCGGACACGCGACTTCATTGGCGAGGACAAGCCCGCCTTGGCGCGACAGCTGATGCGCATGCCTTGGGCCTCCATGGCCGAGATGTCCGAAGCCGTGCCGCCCGACTTCACCCACTGCTTGGGCCTGCAGCTGCGGGACCACATCAACGCTCAAAGGAGCGCCGCGTGAGCCTTCTGCCCTTCTTCCGCGTCATAGACCTCGAAGCAACGGACTTCGCTCCAGAGGGAAAACTGGTCGAGATCGGATCGTGCGACCTGATCCAGCGCCACGACTCCATACTTGGCGTTCAGTTGGTTCCAATGCCGCCGGTGTCGACCCTGATCAATCCGGGCGTCCCGATCCCGCCGCAAACTAGCGCCGTCCACCACATCATCGACGAGGATGTCGTGTTCTCGCCTCGCTTGAGCGACGCCATCGACCTGTTTGTCGGCAATGCCGACGTGCTCGCCTTCGTCGCCCATAACGCCAGCATGGAGCGCCACTATCTGGACTCGCACGTGGGCGAGACGCCGTGGATCTGCACCTGGAAGTGCGCGCTCCGCGCTTGGCCTGACGCGCCCAGCCATAGCAACCAGGCCCTTCGCTATTGGCTCAAACCCGACGGCCTCGATCGCGGTCTGGCGACGCCGGCCCATCGTGCCGGCCCCGACGCCTATGTCACCGCCTTCATCCTCCGCGAGCTGCTGAAGGTCGCTACGGCCGACCAGCTTGTCGAGTGGACCAACGATCCCGCGCTGCTGGTGCGAATGCCTTTCGGCGACCGCAAAGGCCGCCCCTGGACCGAGGCTGAGGACAGCTTCCTGACCTGGATCCTTGAGCGCGATTTCGACGGCGACGTGATGTTCACCGCCCAGTTCCACCAGGCCCTTCGCCGTCAGCAGCGCGAAACCGCTGCAGCTGACGCCGCCTAGCCCCTTCAACCCAAGGAGACGACTATGACTGAAGCTGAAAAGATTCTCGGCGCCACCGTCAAAGACCGGGTCACCGGTTTCAAGGGTGTGGCTACGGGCTACTGCATCTACCTGACCGGCTGCAACCAGGTGTGCGTCTGCCCGCCGGTCGATGGCGACGGCAAGACCCGCGAGGCCTCGTGGTTCGACGTCCAGCGGCTGGAAATCGACACCGCCCAGGCCTTCATTCGTCTCGATAACGAGAAGGCGCCGGGCTTTGGGGCTCCGCCTCCCAGCCGCGCGACACCACCCACGTCTGGCCGCCGCTAGGCCGCGCCCAGTGCTCCGGCCGCTGCATCACAACCTGCTCTGCCTGGTCGTGGTCGCCGCGGCCGGCCTGCTCGCCTTTTTCATCGCCACCGCTTGAGGGACAACCCCATGACCAAGCCCACCACTGCCCGCGCAACCCACGACCCCGTCGATATGCACGTCGGCCTGCAGATCCGGTCCCGCCGCAAGATGCTCGGCCTGTCGCAGAGCGACCTCGCCGGCCACCTGGGCCTGACCTTCCAGCAGATCCAGAAGTACGAGCGCGGCGCCAACCGCGTGTCGGCCTCGATGCTGTGGAAGATCGCCCAGAAGCTCGACGTCACGGTCGAGACCTTCTTCGACGGTTACGACCCCGATGGCCGCAAGGCCAAGCCGTGGAAATGCGACACCCAGCAGCTGATCACGGCGCCGGGCGGCATGGAGATGGCCCAGCGCTACCTGTCGGCCGCGCCGCCGCTTCGCGTCGCCATGGTCACCTGCGCGCGCGCGCTGACCGGCGCCGTGGCCGCCTGATCATGGCCTCGCGCGTCATCACCGTCCTGGTCGAGAAGGTCGTTCGCGTCACGGTCGATGACGCCGCCTTCACGCCCGAGGTCATCGCTGCGGTCTCCAAGGCCGAGGGACGCGAGATCCGGACCGTTGAGGCGTGCGCCGAACGCCTGGCCCTGGCCCACGTCGCCAGCGGCGTCCACCGGCCTTGGGAAATCCTCCCGGGCTTCGGACGCCTGCACGACCTGGGCGTCTCGATCGCCAGCGAGCCCCTTCAAACCGAAATCATGGACAGCTGACCATGCCTTCCTATGTCCCGCCCTCCCCATTGAAGCTGCTGGCTCCTGTCCGGCGCTGGACGGCAGGCCGCAAGGCCGCCCTGGTGCTGGCGGTGCGCAAGGGCGATCTGCATCTCTACGAGGTGTTGAAAGCGCACAACCTCAGCGCCGCCGAGTTCTTCACCTGGGACAAGCGCCACCGCACCCACGGCCAGCAGGGCCTGTCGGCGCTGCGCGTCCAGGATCTGCCCGCGTGAGCCTGCGCCCCACCCTCGTGACGCCCAATTCTGTCGCCCAGGCTGCTGCCGAGGCGGCAGAAAAGCGGCGCAAGACCGCCGAGTCCCGGCGCATGGCTCTAGGCCGCCTGGCCGACGCTGTGCGCGATGCGCGCGCCTTGGGTCTGGCCGGCGCCTGGAAGGTCGGGATCGTCGACGACAGCACACCGACCCAGCCGCCCAGCCTGACCCTCGCCCTCGCGGACGCCGAGATCGGCCGCGAACTGACCGCCTTCATCTTCGGAGCTGACTGACCATGGCCGACAAGTCCCACATCGAATGGACCGATGCGACCTGGAACCCGATCACGGGCTGCAGCGTCGTCTCGCCAGGCTGCACCAACTGCTATGCGATGAAACTGGCCGGTGGCCGGCTTCAGCATCACGCGAGCCGCGCGGGCCTGACCAAGCCCAGCAAGGCAGGGCCGGTCTGGACGGGCGAGGTTCGGCTGAACGAGGGCTGGCTCTCTCAGCCGATCCACTGGAAGAAGCCGCGCCGCATCTTCGTCTGCGCCCATGGCGACCTCTTCGCCGAGGGGGTCCCGGATGCCTGGATCGATATGGTCGTGGCGATCATGCACCTTTCGCCCTGGCACACCTATCAGGTGCTGACGAAGCGCCCCGAGCGGATGCGCAAGTATTTCGATCGCCTCGCCACCAACCTGCACGACCGCCTTGTGGCGACGGGCGTGTACGATGTGTTTCCGGATGGCGTGAATCTCCCGCTTCCGAACGTCTGGCTGGGCGTCTCGGCCGAGAACCAGTCGACCTGGGATGCGCGCGTTCCCGAGCTGCTGTGGACCATCGCCGCCAAGCGTTTCGTCTCGGCCGAGCCGCTGCTTGGTCCGATTGATCCAGGCCCCATCGGCGTTCTCGGCGGGCATGCGGAGGTGCATCCGCTCTGCTGGGACACCGAGTGCGAGGATGACGACGGCGAGGAGTTTCCTGACGTCCCGCCCCTCGACTGGATCATCGTCGGCGGCGAAAGCGGCGCCGGAGCGCGCCCAATGCACCCCGACTGGGTTCGTCGCCTCCGCGACGCGTGCGAGGCCGAGGTCGTCGACTTCTTCTTCAAGCAGTGGGGCGCCTGGAAAGAGGCGTTCCACGACGAGGACGGGCCCAGCGTCGATCTGATCGACGCTGACAGCGACACGGCCGACAGCATCATGGTCCTGTTCGCCGGGCGCGAGACCACCTTCCTCAACGCCGACGGCCGGAGCTTCCACGGCCACTACGAGAACCTGCCGGCCGACACACCCTGGCGGCTCATGGTTCGGGCGCCGAAGGGCGAGAACGGACGCCGCCTCGACGGCGTCGAGCACAACGCCATGCCCGAGGTGCAGGCATGATTTCGCCCACCAGCACCAGCAACCCGATCATGGCCGCCGCGCTCCGCCACGGCGCCCCGCCGACGCCGGTCTATCAGCTGGCGTGGGGACTGCGCCTGTTCAGCCTGGGCCGCTCGGAAGAGCGTCAGCCCTGGTTCGACAAGGTCTGCGACGACCTTGAAGCCCGCATGGGCCGCGATGGGCTCGGCGCGCTCTGCAGCGACCTTCAGGACCATTTCATAAAAGCTGGCCTGTGGGGCCCTTACCCCAAGTCGGCGACCGAGATCAGCATCGAGCGCGACCGCGCCATGAGAGAAACTCGCGCTGGTCGCCGGTTTCAGGTGTGTCGCGCCATCTCCGAAGTCACTGCCTGCATCTCAAAGGTCGAATGCGAACCCGAGATGCGCCATGTCCTGACCCAGCAGTCCGAACTGCTGCGCACCCTCTTCCTGATCGAGAACGACGGGAACCACTTCCGCGCAAAGCCGGTGGAGGTGGCCCATGGATGAGCGCTGCGCAATTCGCATGACGATGGCCGACGGCCGTCAGGCGGCGTGGCCGGTCGTCTTCGCTGATGTCGCGGCGGCCGATCAGCACCTGGCCAACGTGTGCCAGGAGAAGCGGGACAAGGATCGTGTCGAAGGCGCTGGCGAGTCCTGGTGGACGCGCGCTGGCGTTCAACTGCACTCGCTGCGGATCGAATACATCAGGGTGCGGCCATGACCGACCGTCCAATCCTGTTCTCGGCGCCGATGGTCCGCGCCCTTCTGGCTGGGCTGAAGACCCAGACCCGCCGGACCATGAAGCCGCAGCCGATCTTCTACCCGGAGGGCGAGGGCTTCCCAATTGGAAATGATCGGAGGACCTCGGTCGAGTGGAAGGGCACGCACTGCGCTCCCGAAAACCTGGCGCTGCTGGCGCCGTATGGGAAGGTCGGAGACCGCCTCTGGGTCAAGGAGACCTTCAAGCCGCACTCGACCTTCGCGCATCTGAAGCCCAGCGAGATCCCCGACAGCAAGATCTTCTACCGGGCCGACAACAGCTACGCGCCCAGCAACACGAAGTGGTGGCCCTCGCTGTTCATGCAGCAGCGCTTCTCCCGGATCTTGCTGGAGATCGTCAGCATCCGCGTCGAGCGGCTGGCCAACTGCAGCGCCGAAGATGCCCTCGCCGAGGGGGTGGTCGAATACCCGTGCCTTGGTCCACAGCGTGGCCCGAACGCCACCTACTTCTCCGCCGCTGGCCCCGTGCCAGGTGAGATGCCGATAGCTCGAACAACGCCCGTCGATGCCTACAAGGCGCTCTGGCAGGAGATCAACGGCGAGGACAGCTGGGACGCCAACCCCTTCGTCTGGGTCGTCGAGTTCAAGCGGGTGCTGCCATGAGCGCGGCGCGCATCGCAGCTCTCGATGCCAAGATTCTGGCCATCGAGGCCAAGCACGGTCTGACGTGGTGCCCTCTTGGTCTCGTGCATCATCAGGTCTGGACAAAGATCGAAGCTGAGGTTTTTGCCGAGGTTCGCCAGCACGAGTTCCTAGAGCGGCGCCGGCGCTATTGGAACGCTTTGCGCCACCTATGGACGGCGCCGGAAATGTCCGAAAAGTCCCAGGACCACGGCATGGGCGACGTACTTGAGGACGCCAGTGGTCTGCGCCGGCTTGGCTATCGCCTCGGCTGCACGCTCGCAATGCTATTCGGCCGCAAGGGCATGGTGGGCTGGCGAGGGCAACTCGACATGGCCTTCTGGGACGTCCGTAGCGACGCCTACGGGTGGTCGAGCCTGCAGCTTTTCTTTCAACCTTCCCGCCTGCGCTTCTCGATCGAGAGCGACGGCGACAGCTTCATGTGAGGCGCCCGTGGCTGACCAACATCTCGACATCCAGAAGATGGCTGCGACATCTCTGGCGGATCCGACGATCAAGCGCGGGCGCGGCTTCTGCTGGTGGGTCTCGCCGAAGGACAGCAACTATCGCTATCGCGTGACTTGGACGCCCGGTGCCGTCGTCCTGACGGGCCAGTTGGGTGAAATCGTCTATCGGGGCCCGAGCGACTTCTGGCATGGCCCCTGGGACGCTGCGCGTTTCATCGCGAAGTGCGATTTCGACTACCTGACCAGCAAATCGGCCGTGAAACAGGAATACGACCGCGAGGCGACGGTCCGCGATCTCATCCGGTCAGCTGACGAAGAGATGCGGTACGGCTCTCTCGGGCTGTGGGCGGCGATCTGCAAGCGCTACAGCGGCACCTGGCTGGCCTCGTATGAGACCTTCGACGCCAGCAAGGTCACCGACCACATGCGCGTAGCGAAGCTTCTGCGCGAAGACACCGAGTTTTCCGCAGAACGGGCCTACATGCTCTCGGACGGCGACAGCCTTCGCTACAGCTATCCGCCGGATGCCCGCTGGCAATTCGAGGCCGTCCTGGTCTGGGCGAAGTTGACCGCACCGCGTGAGCCGCTGCTCTCCAAGCTGGCGCGGAAGCGGCGGACCCTGCGGGAATGGTGGCGCAGCCTCAAGCACAGGCCACCGATTTTCAATCCTGACCTGTTCTATGGCCCGAACCACTATGGCGGCCTGCGATACTGGCGGCTGCACAACGGCAGCTATCGCCTTCTCATGCCGTTCCGGCTTTTCGGGCTAGATTTATCCGCGATCGGCCTATGGCGCGAACAGGGCAGCAGCTCCCCGGCTGACCGCGCATCGGATCGCTTCGCGCCGGTTCAGAAGGCCGTGACAGCATGAGCGAGCAGGCCCAGCACTTAAACGAGCCCGCCGTGGAGCGCCTGCCGCCGTGGAATGATCTGAGCAACGAGCAGCGTCAGGCGATCTGCAACGAAGGTGATTGCTGGGCAAGCGATGAAGGGTTGCTCGGCCGAGTTGCGGCCATGGGCATCTACAACAAGATCCGCGATACCGTTTCCATCGCGCCGACGCCGCTGTTGGCCGCCCTGAAGAGCCCCCGCCCTGGCGAGTGCGGCGCAGCGAGCGCGGACTTAACCGTCGATCAGATCGACGAAGCCATCAGCGGTCTGATCGTGCGGGGGCATCATGGCGCTGCCGCCGGCGTAAATCTGGCTCGCGTTGCTGGCCGCGCGCTCAAGATGCTGCAGACCGTGGTCGGACCCAAAGCGGCTCTGATCGCTGCTGAAAACTTGCTTTCCAACGTGAAAACTGGGGCAATTCAGTGAGCGACCTCCTGACCGAGACCGGCGCGAACTTCTCGCCCTGCCGGACATGGCGCTATCGCCTATGGCGGCGCTGGAGCGACGCCCGGCCGATCACCATGCTGATGCTGAACCCCAGCACGGCGGACGAAGAAGACAACGACCCCACGGTCGAGCGCTGCGAGCGGCGAGCCCGCGCCTGCGGTTATGGCGGACTCACCGTGCTCAACATCTTCGCCTTCTGCGCCACCGACCCGAAGGTCATGAAGGCGGCGCCGGACCCGATCGGGCCGAGCAACGACGACGCCATTCGCGCTGTTCTCGCCGGGGTGGCGAGGGCTCGGCTGGAGGGGTTTTCGGCTCCGCTGATCTGCGCGGGGTGGGGAGCGCATGGCTCCCACCGTGGCCGAGACCGCCAGATCGCCAATATGGCGATCAACGCCGGCGCCGACCTCCACTGCCTGGCGGTGACAAAGTCGGGTCAACCTGGGCACCCGCTCTACCTGCGGAACGATGCGCAATTCCAGCCGTGGAGCGCCCCATGAATCTGGACGTCGACCTGCTCGGCGCGGCCGAGATGCTGCACTACCGGTACGACTGGATGCAGAAAAACTGGCGTCGGCTGATGGCCGAGGAGGAATTTCCCCCGCCGTTCAGAGGCAACCGTCCTCGCGGGCGACCTTGGTGGCGAGCTGCAGCGATCGAGGCCTGGAAGGATCAGCGATCCGGCTTGCCATCGCCGCTCAGGGGCGCGCGCCAGGATGTCGGAGACGGGCCACGGCCTGCCAACGACCCGGTGCATCGCCCCATGGCCCCCAAGGGCCGCGTTTCGGCCCTGTTGGCGGCGGCGGGCGCGCCTCGCCCTCACGCATCTTGACCTATCACGGTCGACAGCGCCTAGATCGCGCCGCTTCCACGGACTGACCATGACCCGCCGGCCGACCAGCGCTTCCACATCGTACCGCAACGGCCTGAAATGGCGCGACGGCCGCCCGCGCTGGGAGCCGTCACCGGCCTCGCGCGAAGTCGGGCTGTCCGGCCTCGATCTGAAGACCCTGCAGGGTGACTGGATGACGCTGGGCGCGGCGATCGACGCCGCTCAGGCCCGCCATCTGTGGGCTAAGCAGATCCGCGACGCCTCTCAGGCTGGTGTGGTCGGAGCCGACGCCCGCGAGGAGCTTCGCCAGGTGTTGGACGCCCTGCCCGACCCTACCAACGACGAGGAGCGCCTGGCGCGCCGGGTTGTCGATGACCTGGTCGCCGCGGGACGCCGACTCCTCGGCCGGCCCGAACTCCAATTGATCGACGGTTCGCCGAAGGACCCCAGGACCGTGAGGGCGATGATTGAGGCCTTTTTCGCCGACCCGGTCGTGCAGGCTGGCCCGTTCTCTCTGTCGATCGCCACGCTGAAAAACTACCGGTCCTACTCCAAGCGCATCATCGCCGAGATGGGCGACGAGCCGGTTGCCGGCGTCACGCGCGGCTATCTCCGCGCGCTCTATGTCGATCTTTACGAGGAAACATCTCCCGCCACGGCCTACGGGACCATGGGTGCGCTGAGCGGCTTCTTCAAATGGGCGATGCACAACGACTGGGTCAAGGACAGCCCGGCCACGAAGCTAGGCAGGGTCACCCCGGCTGGCCGCCGGGTCTTTTGGACAGCCGAGGAAGAGATCGCCTTCATTCCGTGGTGCGACGACAACGGGTTTGAGGACGTCGCCGACGCCATCACCCTGGGCCTTTGGACGGCCGCGCGCAGCTGGGATATGTGCGACGCGACGGTCTCGGACCTTGCCGGCGACGACTGGCGCTACATCCCCCACAAGACGGCCAAGTCTCAGCGGGAGGCGCTGCCTGGGATCCTGCCGCCGGTTCGGGCCCGGGTCGAGCGCCGACGCCGCGCTGCGGCCGGCGACAAGGTCAGGCCGATGACCTCGACGCCGTTCCTCTACGACTTCCGCCTTGATCGGCCGCACACCTCCAGCACCATCGCCTATCGCTTTCGGGAGGCGAAGTTCCTCGCACTGCTGCGCGACGCCGTGCCCGAGACGCTGTCTGGCAAGCGCATCCAGGACACGCGCGACACCTGCATCACCCGGCTTTACGAGGCCGGCGTCGAGATCGACAAGATCCCCGCATGGACCGGTCACAGCCCTGACGATCGCGACGACATCCTGCGCGAGCACTACATCGTTTTGCGTAGTCAGGGCGCCGCCGAGTCGGCGGCCAAGCTGGCCGCCTGGGCCTCGAAAAACGGCCTCAATTTCTCCTGAACATCACGAGAACGAGCACTTTCTGAACCCGCGAAGTCGGACGTCCGACTTTAACGAAGTCGGAAATAGGCTCAAAAAGTCGGACGTTTACTGATTTCAATGAGGTTTTGGCGCGATAAATCAACGAAAACGTCAACTTGACATCAAACAAACCAGTATTCGCGCCTCAACGATTTCAATAACTTAGCAAACCTCGCAATCCGACCGTTCAGTTTATTAAGCATCTAAGTCGGATGTGCTCTGGACATGGCGCTTCGGGCTCGCCTTCTAGGTCTGGCAAGGTCGGATCGGACAACCCCGCTCCACCGCCAGTCTGACGGTCAGAGATGAGCCGGCAAACCCTAGATCCTGGTGTCCCACTCCAGCACTACCGCCAGCACAAGGCCACCGTTCGGCTGATCTGCAACAGCTGCACATATGGGCGTTCCTTGCCCCTCGAAGCGGTCATTGCCCGCCTGATCGAGCGCGGCGTCGGTGACGAGAACACCGGCATCCGAGCCGTTGCGGGGCTGATGACTGGACCCTGCCCACAATGCGGCGCTTGGGCCTGGGAAACCCGACCAGGCTTCCCCGGATATCCTGGGCAGGACGGCACCCCGCACCCGAAGCCCGCGACATAGCTTCGCGCATAATTTCCGTCTCGTTTGGGAACGCCGAGCGGCGGCGCACATGAAAAGCACGCGGAATTTCTACCCTACACTACACCATCATTTCTAAATATTTTTTAGAATTGGTCGGCGGGTCTTTTCCCCGCATATCTATTACCCGTAGAAAGGACCCGCGCCCCGAGGCGGTTATACTGTGCACAACACGCCAGCACCTGGGCCGCTACCGGTTAAGCGGCGCGCGAATACTTACTTCGATGATATTTTGTTGTTGACGCGGCGCTTGCGGCGCCTATGTTTCGGATGTCGG